ATAGGGTGTCGTACTTGTTTACTTCGGTCAACCAAGCCTCAATAATACTAACGGTGTCAATGTCAAAGATTGTGTCGTATTGTATCACGTTGTTGATGATTGTGTCTCGTATCTCTACACGCTCAACGAATCTAACGGGCTTCTCTTTCCACCGGTCAACGTATTCAGTAACGTACACAGGCTTCTCAACCTCAATGGTTTGCGTTACAGTCTTTGCTGATCCGTCTCCACAACCTTTCCAGGCTAATAACAATCCTGCTATAAAACAAACAAGGTATGGGAAGAGGCTCTTCAGTATTGGGATTAAGTAATTCATAGTGTAAATATAAGATTCGTATCTTTGATTGTATGAGAGCATCTACATTTATCTGCACGAATATGGACGAGATTGAAAGAGTAAGAGTAGAAAATGACAATCTAAGTCTTCCGGTTCCTCAACCAATACCAACACCAGAATACAGAGAAGAAATCGCGTGGTTTCATCCGGATGATGTTCAGAGAGCGTACACAAAACGTATAAACGGATACTCTGCTGCTATTCTAACAATGGCTGGTGGTGACATCATAGCAATTAAGATGTCAAGTGAAATGGAAGCTATGCTAGATTCTATGTTTGGTTTCCCTACTGAGTAAGTCTTTAGCCCTCATATCTTTTCCAATCATATCACTTGGTGATACTCCAAAGAACTTGGAGAAGTAGCACATCTCAATTAGTGTTGGGTGGAAATTGTATTTACCCTCACGACCAAACTCAGACATTCTGTCTTTCCTAAATTTAAAACCATTTTCTCCAACCCTCTTGTATACTTCATTTTTGTTTAGGTTATGCTTCTCACATAAGAAATAGAAGTTCTCCATAAACAACTTTGACAACACTTCTGCTTGATCGTAAACTTGATTTGCCCAAGGCGTAGATTCTGCCTGAATCTTATCCCGAATTTCATCGGTGATGTTTGGTTTGAATTTGTATCTCTTGTTATTCACACTATCATCAAACAAAAAGCCCCATCCAAGGACAGGGCTTAATATAACTATTTGTTTTCTTTAGAATGGAAGATCATCCTCCGCCTCCACTACAACAGATTTAGCAGCAGGTTTGGCTGATGTGTTGTTGCCATTCCCTCCAAGCATTGTCATGTTGAACGCTTTCACTTCTGTAGTGTAGCGGTCATTACCCTGCTTGTCTTCCCACTTGCGTGTGGTAATACTTCCTTCAATGTAAAGTTTATCACCTTTCTTTACCCACTTCTCAACGATGTCCACAAGCTTACCGTACACCACGATGTTGTGCCATTCGGTCTTCTCTTGGCGTTCACCGTTTTTGTCGGTGTACTTTTCGCTAGTTGCAAGAACCATGTTTGAAACCTTCCCATTTTTCAACTCCTTAACCTCTGGGTCTTTACCCACGTTACCGATTAAGATTACCTTATTAACTGAACTCATATTGCTTATTATTTGGTTAGATATGTTCTTATTGCGTTTTCAGTTGCCTTGTCGATATCGTACATCTCAAGGGCTTTTTCAATTGTTCCGGCTTTCTTTGGGTCCTCAATCCAATCAAGAACCTTGTTGAACTCAGGTGTGCCGGCAACCACCTTCTTTCCTTTTTTTGATGCCGCTTTCTCAACGGCTGTCTTCTTCCTTGGGGCAGACTTTTTCTTTGGTGTTTCAACCGCATCAAGGTCAGCTTCTGATTCGTCAAGTAGTAGCAGAGCAGACAATGCGTACTTCCTAGAGTAACTCGCAGAGCTTCCAAAACTCTGAGCAATGTCCATTCCTTTCCTTGATGGGTCAATCCCTGCTTGAGCCGTAGAACTAACTGCTTCACCTGGTGCAGTAATGTCTTCAATCATAACAGTAGACTCAATGTATGGTATACCGGATACCTCCTTAATTGTGTCTGTCATGTACATAATAAGACCGTGTTTTGTTAATAGCGGCTTTACCGCCTCAAGAATATCTTCGCAAGAACGATACTTGTATTTTCCGAAGCTATTGTATTGATTCTTAGGTGCTTTCAGTTCTGCCTGAAGCTTTACTAGTTTTTTCATGTCCTCCTTATTGGGGTATAAAAATACTATTATTATAGCAAGTATCCTACTTCTCTGTCGATTTTTTCTAGCTGAACACCAAGCACAAAATCATCGGGTTTACTTATTCTTACATCCAATGTTTTGGTCTTATTTCCACCTCTTTTGTAGTACCTAGCATAGCCTTCACCAGAGAACTCAATCTTCTCAACTGACTCCTGTACGAACTTATGTTTGACCTTGTTCTCAACCTCACGCTTCTCCTTGTCAAGTATTTTAATCATAGCCTTAACTGTCTGAAGATGTTTGACCTGACCAAGTAGTTCGTCATCTCCCAACATCCTTTCATCCTCCATCTCGTGTCGTTCTGACAAGTAGGTTGAATAGTTGTCGTTGTGATCAGCCTCCGGTTCGTACATCATAACCTCCTGTAGGTAGTCATTGTACATTTCTTCATCATCTAAATGAAGAGCTTCGTGAGCTTTTTTATGTGCTTCTCTACCCTTCAAGACTCTTGCCCAAAAGTCAGCAGTCTTCTCAATGATCATATCGATAATCGCTTCGTCTCTTTCAATTGGGAAAACCTTGAGATTTCTGCCATCAATGAGTACCGCAATCTCAGCATAGTCAGAACCCATTATAAGCATCTGCTGGTGTACTTGTGAGATGTAGTAGTCAGGAATACCCCCATCATAAGCCTTTGAAACAAAACTGCTCATGGTCTTTATCTCAAGTGGAGCATCATGTTCAAGTATCTCACCGGAGAATGTTCCATCGGCATTCAGTCTTGACGATCCTGCCTTAATAACCCTATCGTAGTTACAGAACAGCCAAGGGAAGTCAGGATTGCAAACACATCCTTTGAGATTGAACATCTTTCTCTGAATGATGCCTGATTCATAGTTGGTCATGTAGCCATTCTCCCTACCATCGTAATACTGCCACAGATTGGCAACGTATTCCTCTGTATGAATCCCATGAAAGGCTGCTTCAGACATAATGTCAATGCGTTCCTCTGTACCAACCTTGATATGATAAAGCTCCATCTTGGTCGGTCTGTATGGATTCAATCCACAGACAATGCCTGAGTCTGATGCTCCAAGTCCTTTCTTTCGGTATTCAAACCACTCAGGTGTTCTGTCTACCAATTCCGTTATCCATTCTTTCTTAATCATCCCTCTTTCTTTATATAATTTTTCATAGCATCTAAAGCACTATTCCCTTCTCCATACTTCACTCTATCAGGAAATGAAAAAAAGTCTGCTACAGATCCATTGTCAAATGCATACCACTTCTTAGTGTATGGATTGTAGGTTGTGAGTATTCCGTAGTATTTTTCCATCACACTTTGTATGTTGTGTATCTGACAGTAAGTTCTTCTCCAGGCTTTATGTTTCGTAGAGAGTACATATAGCTTCTTACTGGGAATCCTTTCTCCATCACACTTGCCCCCTCCTCTTCTCTCATAATGATACAGTTAGGATTGTCTGAGTGATTGACAAACCCTCCAAGAGGTGTTCGTACTAGGTTGTCCTCAAACCGGATGTCAAATACGTGGGTAGCCCCCAAACATATGTCTTCATAAATTTCTTCGGTTGCAAATAATCCAAGTCCTTCAATCTCTGAATCTTTGATTGTCAGAAAGCAAGGTAATGGTCTGTAAGTTTTTGTCATTGTTTTGATTTTAGTAAGGTAATTTATCGTCAAATATATCAGATTCTTTGTATGGGGTTCTAGCGTCAATCATTGACTGATTGTTTGCAGAACTATCGTAGAAAGTTTGCCTCTCTTCCAACGGATTGTTTCCGTTATCATAAAACCTTCCCTTTCTAGTGTCAAATGTAAGCAATGCCTCTCCAGTTGTGCCATTCAACTCTTTCTTTTTAATCTTCTGTGAGATAAACTGAGATGTACTGTCAGCAGGATTAGAGTTGTAATATGGTCGATGAAACATGATGATGTTGTCGGCTTTGTTATTCCACATCGCTCCTCCCGCAAAGTCGTACACCCTTGGGCATTTGTAGTCCCCGGTTCTTTCGTCCTTCTGTATGGAACTGTTAGGGTGAGCCACAATCACCATGTAGACATTATTCTCTAAGGCAAACTTCTTTTGTACCCTAAAGAAGTCCTCTAGAAACTGATCATCACGCATCCGAGTACTTCTGTCTCGGTATATTGCATTGAAAGGGTCGATCATGCAACCATCAATGTTGTGTCTGATCATAGCCTCAATAAACTTACGGTTGATGTAGTCCTGACTTGGCATCGCCTTCTCAGGATATATAAAGTAAAACTTGTCGTTAATCTTTTCAGCGGCATCTCTATACTCTTGCTCAGACATTTGGTTCTGATGGTGCTTATATGGAGACTTACCCACCAATGCATGAATCAATTGGTTGTAGAAAAACTTTGGTGGATATTGTTCTGGACTAAATACTGCCCACCGATACCCATCTTTCAATGCTTTCATTAGCATTAACTGTAGCATCATGGTAGACTTGCCAAAGTTTCCGATACCTCCAACAATTGTAATCTCGCCACGCATCCACCTGAACCTTTCGTCTATGCTGTCAAAGTGTGTGGTTTCTCCCTTCTGATTGCCCGAATGGAAATCCTTCAGCATTTCATCAAAGATGTCGTTCAAGTAAATGACATCTTCCAACGGCTCATCTAAATGTTCTAATTCAGCCTCAATGTTCTCCCTGGTGACTGAGTTGATTAGTTTCTCATCCTCCGTAAACTCAGCCGTACCAAAATCCTTCATGTAGTTCCGGTACACACTATTCAGAATCACATCTAATTCCTTGACCGTGAATGAACCTCCGCAGAAGTCAGCAATCATAGGTTCTCGTATTTCTTCTTGTTCTAAACCAAATCTCAGACAACCACATGTAAGCTTGAACACAAAATTGTTTCTGTTTCCTTCGTAGAAACCTTCTCCCTTGTTCATCATCCAAGTCTTTAGCTTCTCGTAGATGGTGTTGTTGGTAGAGACTGTAATCTCCTTTCGTTCATACACCTTCTCCACAATCTGATCATACACCTCCCATTTAGTTTTGATGTGTATGTCCGGATCATAAGACTCAAAACAAATCCTACTCAGGTTTCTCCCTGACGGATCCAGGTTCGGAAAGTTCTCTAACAGACTATCAAAGTGTTCAAGATGGCGTTCCGGATGCTTAACCTCCACTAATGCTTTTACACCATTGTTGCTAGGAGAAGTCCAACAAGCAATTATATACTTGTTCTTAGATAGAGATTCTTTTACCTCAGAGGGCTTACAATCATCAAAGTCCAAACATATCAACCCCGTATAGCTAATGATGTTTGAATCATTACGAGACTTAAACACACCTGAGAACAATGGCGATGGAAGTTTCTTCTTGTATGAATCTCGTTCAGCACCATAAGGCAACCTACGAACCTGCTCAACAAGTTTTCTTGATGTACCATCCTTGATTCTTCTTAGGGCATTACCAACAGTTGTGACATGTTTTGAATCAATGTCAAACAGATCCTGGTAAATACTTATCTCCCTATCCCACAACTTTATTCTACTATCCATCCTTTTCCTTTCCTTGTGTATCCTTGTTCAGCCATGTAGGTGTTAACCATTTCATCTGTAGGGTTTGAATACCTAACTGATGCACGTTTCCTTGCTTCAGACAAATCTATTGAATTTAGACTTGTCACACTATCATAATCTTCCCACACCTTTTGGTTCAAGTAAGTTATAGGATGTTTCCGAAACTTAACATCAGGAGTATCACTCAAGTACATGGGCAATGTGTCAATTATTTTTTGCTTAGAATCTACGTCTAGCTTTTCCCACTTTAACAAAGACTTGGCTTTAGATTTTCTAACTCCATACATCTCATAAAATCTGTCAAAAGATAACTCTATTGGTTCTTTGGTTATTGGTTCTTTGGTTAATGGTTTATCTATACTGTCCTTGCTTTGCCCTGTGCTTTGCCCTTGCTTTGACCCGTGCTTTATCATTGCTTTGTCCAATGCTTTACCCCTTGCTATGTCCTTTTTTGGCACGGCACATAGACTAATTATGTTTGCAGAGTACTGATTCTTAGACCTTTCCACCATTACTATGAAGCCCCATTCAACAAGGTCGTTTAATGCTCGTCCATATGTTTGATACTTCTTGACACCAATTGCTTCCATCGTCATCTGAGATGGGAATCCAAATTTCTCCTTACCTCCCAATCTGTTACAATGTTCACAGGCAAAGAAAAATATGGCTGAATGTATGGGCTTAATTAATTCAGGGTTCTCAAAACAGAAGTTGAACCACTTTCTTGATAAATCGTATCCTTTCATTTTTGCAAACTTAACATTACTTCATTACATAATTCACTAGGTATCATGCTTCTCTCATAGCTTCCGCTTCTTCCCTGAGTCCCAGTTTTACTTCCCCTGGGCGCACGTTGGTGATTGCAATCAGGATTGCCATTGCGACATTGCGGTCTAGGTATCCAATCCAAACTATTAGTCCAAACATCTGTAGGCTTTGCACGATCATCGCCATACTGACAATACCATATTGTATGTCTAGTAAACTCTTGCATCCACGGCATCTTCCTTAACATTCCCCTAGGGTTCTCAATAAAGAAAACCATAAGGGGATTGATATCTAGCCATTGCTTAATAAGATGTATGAAGTGTTGATTTACCCGGTCACACTTTTTAGCGTAATCACTTTTCGGAATAATGCTATTGTGACGATGTGTGCTACACGCTGCAATACTGTATGTTTTACAGTCGGGACTTGCCCAGACTGCATCTGGAACAAAAGGTACATCGTCCAGAGTCATTTCCTCAACGTCTATTTGTAGGTCTATACCATCGTATCCATCCCAATCAACGCTGTAGACTTCGTACCCTAGTTTTTCTGCGGATTTGCCTATTGACCTGGATCCCGCAAACAATTCTAAGACCTTCATACTGTAGCCTCCTTTTTGTACTCAGTAGGCTTGTAAAATGTAAGTTTCTTATCAGTGGCATCCCAAGCAACCCTGTAGCCTAGATTATTGAGAATCATAAAAATTCTCTCTCTGTACATTTGATCTGTCTGTATTAATTGATCAACTAATTTACGTGCGTGGATAACAGTTGCGTGATCTTTGCCAAACAATTCTGCAATAGAACTTAATGTCATTGTTGGTCTAATTTCCTTCAATGCCCACATAATGATTTGCCTTGGCTCCAGTATGTGTCTTTTCCTAGTCTGTTCTTTTATCATAGCAAAGCTAACTCCGTACTCATTCTCTACAGCTCTTACTATACTTTCAACGGATGATCTTATTCCTGTCAACTTATGCCCAAGTAAAGCCATTTCTCTCATTATGACTGCCTCTTGCAATTCATCAATTACTACATCCGGTATTGAAGCCAATACTTCTTTGTAAGTTGATGCGAAGCTCTCGCGACTTAGGTCTAATTGAATATTCCTTTTTACTCCTTCCATTATATTACTTTGTTAAGATTAATCCCCAAATGAAGAGCCATGGAGACAATGGCTAATTTTACTTGTGCATGATTCTCTAGGTCTGCCAACCTTGCGTAATTAATTGCAGACCTCAAGTGTTCCGGAGTTCTGCAACTATTGACAACTGCTAGTGTTTTATCAATCATCAGTCCTCCATATGTTCTTGACATTGCCTTTCGACCTCCGTCATCAGGTCAAGATCCTCAATCAACTGAGACACCTCCATTGGCTCACCGTCACCTAGATACTTTACAGATGTTACGTGTACCTCGTCAGGTGATCCTGGGTATCCTGATCCGTCCCCATAATTGTATACAGGGTCTTCTCCTTTGATAAATTCAAATTCAACTATTAATTCTGCTGCGCCTACTTCCATAGGCAATACGTGTAAATCACTCATCTTATTTCTTTTGTTTTGTTAGTTATAGTATCCGTAAATTGCGCTTAATATGTGTAAAAATATGTATGACAAAAATATCACTAAAGGTGTATTGTCTTCAATCCAATCTTTCATGTCTCCTCAATTAGTCGTTTAACAGATTGAGGATAATATCTTCCGCCCTGTGATGTAAGGTATCCTTCGTGATTAAGTCTAGCGGCAATGTCCTTATAAATCATCCCTTGCCTACGTAATTCCTTGGCATATGGACGAGCGACATTCTTGTTCCTGTTAGACATAGATTTCAATCTCAAAGATTTAGAACTGGCTTCCCTAGCTTTAATTAAAGATAATTCAGGATCCGGATTACCTAATCTTTTAATGGTATCTCCAGCTTTGGTAACGTAGAAACCATTTTCTTCTATCTTATTCTTGATTGACTGTAGACCAGCTTTTGTACGAGAACTTATAGCCTCTGCTTCATTCTCTGCCATGGCTGCCATGATGTGTATGGTAAACTTATTGGCATCAGGCATATCGCAACAACGAAAGTCTACACCTGATTGACTCAAACTGGAAATAAAATAAACCGACCTCGCTAATCGGTCAATCTTTGCAATTAAAAGCGTGGCTCCAGTAGCCCTACACTTATCGATTGCATTCTGTAGTACGGGTCTACTCTTTTTACCCGTTCCTGATTCTACTTCAGTATACTGACTGATAATCCGATCATCAGGGGTAATGTAATTGTTGACCATTCGTTTCTGAGCATCAAGTCCTAGACCCGACCTCCCTTGCTTCATGGTTGAAACTCTGTAGTATGCGACATATTCTCCCATGACTATCGATTTAAGTTCCATCCATCTAATCCAGGGTAACCATCTTGCCAGTAGATCCTGGTAAGTTTAATCCCCTTTGTTATCAGTCCACATCTCCAAGATTTGTAGTCCTCCAGACTAGAGAACTTATTGATGCCAAACTTATCCTTGCCTTTTTCACGCACATAGTACGTTGCCATTCTTTCTCCTTCCATGTCGCAAAATTAACAAGTCATTAGATAACCCATGCGATCAGTATCTCTGGACCCCTGAGTTGTTTGCCTCCTAAGAGTGGATGCGTCAATCTTGTCTCCCATTCCAAACTTCTGCTTGACCTTCCTGACTGCATCCTTCTTAGATTTCGCCCAGATGGTGTTGTACCCACCACCTTTCCAGTTGAAGAACCAATTGTATTCGCCATCTAGGTTCTTCATGTATGGCTCAATAACTACGTGGTAGTCCTTGCTCAATCTTTTGATCAGGCGATTGATGTAGACCTGTTGCTCTTGTTCTGTTCTCATGTCAAAATAATTTTACAGTTACGATTGCGTTTTTCTTTAGACCGGATAACTCTCCTGCCTTATTCTCCATTGCCTTGTTCAACGCTAGGCTCAAAGCTCCTCCCAATTGCTCGGTATCGCCTTCGAATAATTCCAAGTGCTTCTCCAATGCTCTAGATATTTCACTTATCTGTGCTAGTTTTTCTATTTCTTTTTCTTTCATCACGTTAATGTTATAAGGTCGTACAATTCTCCATTGCAGTTCATGTCTTCGTATAAGTTATGGTCTTCAATACCTAAGTCATCAAATAGAACTGCTAGTTCGTTATGATCCCAATTTCCCAAAGGTTTTGTCCTCCAGTTGTCGCAGAAGTCATCGTAGAAACTAGCAAAACCGTCTCTAGATTTGAATCTATCTTCAACTATTTTCTGAGCAAACTCCTCTTCTAGAAACTGCTCGTGAACATGATGCAATTGTACAATTGGAATCTCAACAAAAATTCTGTCAGTACCATAGTTGTAATACTTCGGTCTTCCAAGAGCCTTAAACTTCATCTCTAGTTCAAATCCATGTTGATCTTCAACTTGCTTGGCAAAACGCTCAACGTGCATCTTTGCAAAGCCTTCGTAATCTATTTCTGCATGGTGTTCATCATGCGGATCCAGTTGTTCTACTGCATCGTGCAGTAAGTCCATTGGGTAACTCTCGTAAAACCCACTAAAAGGTATTCTTACTTCTCTAGTTTTCATGCTTCCTGATTAAAAAATTCATTAACACTATCCTCATTACTCCAAAACCTCTTACAGTTAAGGTACGTACCCTTTGAGCCTGGAATCAACTCATCTCGGCTAGGTATGCGATTGCCATAGTAATCGTTTCTAGCTTTCTTAGGTAACATACATACACCAATCTCTAAGAGATTCGCTGCGTGTCTTCCAACACTACCTTCCAGATTCCAACAGTCACCAGAGTTAATCATTGCTTGAGTGCCATCGACATTGTAGTCTCTCTGCATCTGTTTTATTTGTGCGTAGTTCATGCTTCCTGTAGGTCAGTCGGATTCTCACTTCCACACACTAAGCAAGTGGTCTGTGAAATAACAGGCGTGTCAGCTTCACATGGATCACAATATTTATAGTCTAAGCCTAGCTTATTAGCGTAATCATAGACTTTACTTGCTCCATCCTTGGTGTAAATCTGATAAGCCTTCTCATAAATCAATCTGTCTGAATCTTTCATGCTTTCTTGTTTTTAAATATTAAGTTGAATACTGGAATTAATACTATTGCTTTTTTTTGGTATTAAGAAAGAATGAATGAAGTAATCTTGTAAGATGTGCCTCCCATCTTGAACTCTTGGAGCGTATCGAAGTTGATCATTCTATAATCACCTTTATGCACATCGTACACCGAAATCAATCCACGCTCAATCGGATTGTACTTTGCGCCCTTGCCGGTTAGACCTTTCCTGACACCTTTACGGCATACCATTTTACGCTCAGAACCATCTTTCTTTGTGAACTTCACGCTGAAGATTCTACCTGAGTTATAACTGATGATTTTGCCCATTGCTACGGCTGGACTTACCTCTACTGAATTTACCACGTTGTTCATGTTTTGTTTTTTGTGGTGTGTGCCTACTATGGATTGAGGGTATTCGGCATCTCCCTTCACTATCATTAGCAAATAAAAAAAGGCAGTCCGTAAGGTATTTACGAACCGCCTAATTATTATCCAAATACTATCTCATTCATGGTTGCCAACTGGAAGAAAACGTCTCCAGTAATGGCATCATCAGACTCACCAATCAAATCATTGAAGTGATCTGTATAATCCCTAGCCATGACCTCTAATGCGCTCTTTACAGACTCCTGAGTAATTGTTCCAAGCCGAGTCTCATCCGAATCCTCAGCATCATAAATGGGTACGTGTGCGCCTTTCTTAATCGCAGTCCAGATTGCAGTAGAATAACATGGATCTTCATCTCGTGAGACAATGTTCCTGACGGAAGACATTGAATCATCATTAAGCCAGTACCAGTAGTTAGAACCACCTTCTAACGCACTAACGAATAGAGTTTCTATTCTATCATCTTCTATTTCAAATGTTGCTTGGATCTTCATGCTTTCTGATTATTAGAGTTAGTAATGAAGTACCCATCGCCTAAGTTCCCTATCGCGGCATTATACCCTTCGATAAATGCATCTCGTTCATCAGATGTATCAAACTCGTGAATTGATGCTGATTCGCAATCAGGCACAATCTTAACTGCATCTTCATACGTAGTACAATTCTCAAATCTATCCTCATCTTCAGAAGATGGTGCAATTAGAATATTGTACTGGGGCTTATGCATACCCACAAGTAGATCAGGCTCATGCTTTACGACAAACTCAAGGATGGCAATCTGAGCCATCTGTAGCATGGTAATACCATGTTGGTTGGAAACCAATTCCAAATTATTAATGCAATCCCATATAACCACTCTATTCGCATCTATCGACACGTTGTACTTGGCATAATCATTTTCGTCACACACACAATGTATGACATTAATCGCCTGATGTACGGCATTCCAATCGGTATTCAAAAATGACTTTTTCATGTTAAATGTTTTAATGAATGAATGTTTTGCACCCCGAAACCCCATGTCGATTAAATCACGACATGGGGCATTCAGAGATATGTTCAGCGGCTAAATTAAGAAGTTATCAACCAGTTTTGCAAGTAGTATCATAATAATTACCATTACAATCCACTTGGCATACTTCCATTCCATTGCCTGATCCAAGTCTTCCGCTTGGCATGGCACATGGTATACTGTATCCTGAGATCTGATCATTAACACCCTTTCCTGATCACGATGCAACCACACATGACTACCGCCTCTTCCGCAACTCCAGTTATCGGAAACAATTTCATTTTCCCGTTCGAAATCTTCCATGCATTCTATCGCATCAGCTATATCGCCATGTACAAACCGCAGTATCAAATCAGATTTCAACTCCTCGTTAATTGACTGACATTCTGATATATCACTTGCCATGTCAAAATGATTCTCGGCATTAGCATTCCATTGTTCTACCAGTTCGCGAACTCTATTTACCAAAGGATGATTTAGATCGTCAATAGATGGTACTGGCATATCGTAATTGATTTCTAGCTTTCTCATGGTTAGTAGCTTAAATGGTTATCGTCTGTAGGTGTGCCTGATTTAATGCATTCCTTTGCGAACCTGATAACAGTCTCATCATAATCTCGATTAGCTTGTTCCCAGTATTCAGAATTGTGTACGTGATTGCGAACCACATATGCACAAGCAATGTCATAGATCTGATCGAATGTTTGAAACAACGTTCCTGATATCAAATCTTCACGTTGTATAACAGAAACTGCTAGTGCAATTTCCTTACAATAGACCTCCTTAAATCGCTCCAAGGCTTCAATGTACAGTCCAGTATCTAACGTCTTCAGATGTACTTTAGCAGTTAGCTTATTACCATACTCATTAATCATGTGGTTGTAATCTTCCTCCTCGTCAAAAAATTCGCCATCCACATATTTACTAAGCATATCGCTTTCCAGTACATCGTCACGTTGGTGATATTTGTAGAGGTAGGTACATACAATGTCCCAATAGTTTTCGGATAGGCTATTTTCAAGGCTATCAACTACGTAGTTTTTCAAGTCAATTTTCATGTTATTGTTATTATGGTTAGTTACTAATTTATGTTCGTTTAATAGCCTGAGAGCATTCGTTTCTCATCAGATGCATGCTCTCTATCAATTCTATCTAAATGCATTGCACGATCAATGTCAATGGCATCAGAATCAGTTAATTCTAGTACCTGATATTCGCCTAGGTCATCATCATCAGGGTACATGTCTATTAAATAATCTGTTGCCATTTCAGAACTGGCAAATACACCGTAGTTCTTAAAGTCTAGCATTAAATTTCCAGCCCAGTCTTTAATCACAAAAAACTGAACACTATCAACATTGGTATTTTTCATGTTACTCATTTTGGTTATGAATTGTTTGTCACCTAAAAAGCCGATGCAGAATTAACTACATCGGCTAAGATTAGGTATGTGATTGGATCAGTGAATTACCAGTCCAACTTTGTTGGTTTCATTGAACCACTTTGTTGCCATCAGGTCGCTGGACATGGCATCAGCATAGCCAGCCTGATGTAACTCTTCATAGGATTGGAATATACGTGCATGTCGATGTCTCTCTGGATCTATCATGTGATCTACGGTAGATCCTTCCGAGAAGATGATATCGTAGTTCTCAGGCAAATCTTTCACAATAAACAATGGAATAGATTTGGTATAACTGTAGAAACGAACGTTAGGTAGCTTCTCAGCAATCTTCATCCACTTGTTAATGTATTCAGGGCTGTAGTAATCGCCTGAGTCATGGACCCTAAGGTATTCTACCTTGTTCTTTTTGATAGCTTCTACCATGTCATCTACAAAGCTATCTAACTTGGTTTGCTGGTATCGCCAAGCAAATGCTGGTTTCACATTGCTCCATGCATATGCACCTTTCTGAGCGTAGCAGAACTTAGCACAAGCTCCAGCAAATGGACATGTTCGTTTGCCAGTATCAGGGTCTTCAAATGCTGGTATACCAAAGTTCATGACTTTAGCACCAACAACTTTACTGGTCTTTTTTAACTTGGAATTTTGGGTTAATAATTTAGGCATGATTAATAGGTTAAATGTTAGTAATGTTTTGCACCTGAAAACCCCATGCAAAATCAATTACATGGGGCAAGATCAGGTATGTGATTGGATCACTTATCGCATTCAGATTTGTATGCTTGATATCCAAGGTAAATCATCGGAATGATTACGGCTATAGCCGCTACAATTGCAGTCTTCAGATTAGCTATGGAACTGGCACTAAGATCAGGAGACAATGATCCTGCCGTATAAAGATCCACTAGGATACACGTATACATAAATAGGATAGCTGGAAGGACTCTAAGGTAGATTGCTTTGATAATTACTTTTTGCATGGTTACTTGTTTTTGGGTATAAAAAAACCAGCTGGGATCACTTCCAGCTGGCGATTAGAATTAGAGATTGTTGTCGGTGATATCGTGGTTTTCTAGGATTTCAATTACTTCTTGAACTGCTTTTTGATTGATGTTGAATAACGTAGTATCTTGATCAGTTTTGATATCGCGAATACCACGTTCGATGATCTGCTGGAGAATGATAGATCCCCAGCCTAGATGATTTTCCTTTGCGATCTTGTTAGATGCTTTCTTAATGGATTGTACTGCACTCATGTTTTCTATTGTTTTTGGATTAGTTTAATTTAAGTTAGAAACGTAATCATTTTTGTATCAATAAAGGAAGGTATTAAATAGGCATGCCATTCGCCTGAATCTAATTTATATTCGGCTACTTCCTCAGCTATAATTGATGGCAGTGTAACATATGCACAGTCCTTATATATCTCGTGTTGTTCATCATTTCCCGATACATATACATCGTTGTAATAAACCTTTACTAATTTGCTTGTGTTTTCCATTTTGTGTTTCGATTAGTATAATTCAGATGTTTCAATTCTTTTCACTTCGTATGCTGGTAACTCATCGCACCAGCATTGGTACTTATCAAATGCATCTTGGCATTTGCGATCGATCCTTTCGTACTGCTTGGAATCGTAGCCAAATTCACCATCGATTTCATTTCGCTGGTTATCTAACTGGTTGTACTTAACCAATGCGCGAATTGCCGCATTGAATGCTCTCTTGTTGATACTGTTTTTTGCTTCCATGATTGGATGTTTAAATGTTTGTTTGATCGCAATGTAATAAACATTTCTGATGTGTTAACGATCCTGATGTATAATGATCTCAGTATAGGTGAAACACAAGAGAATAGTAAGAGACCCGGAAAGAGTTTTTCCAGTATAATGCCAGGCGAATGCTCGGATCCTGGGAAGCATTTGCAGTTGATAGAATTGCGCGTAATGAATACAACGAGTTGTGAGTTGGTAACAGAAACATGTGTATGGGAATTAAGAGTTGTTTGTGATCTCAACTTCTCCGATCACCTTGCATCCGAACTGCATCATCTTTCTGCACCAGTTGTGCATGTGACGATTATCGTTGAACGTTTTCTCAAAGGACTGGTATTGTCCTCTGGAGTTTTTCATATCGATGATGTAGGTTACTTTCTTCTGATCTTTTTTCATGTCGTTTGTTTTGATGATACAACGTTACTGGACGCGATCGTAACCTATTTACGTGGTGAATAACAGATGTGATCTGTTCCATTCAGATGTGTTAACCACCAGCATGATGTCACCAGCAGTAGCCTCCAGCAGTAGGTCACCAATAGCGGATTGCTGGAACTGGAATTGGTCTCAGAATTTGACCCCCCACCCAGCTGGAGACGGGGGTAGGTTTTGGAGCCGGATCGATGCGCCCATGATATATATACTCCACCCTCATGTACCCATTTTATACCCCTCCCAAAAAAAACACACCTCTCACACTAACCGGATCGTTATGATTTATTAACTTGCGCCTATGGAAGTAGTATTATTATCAGCATTGAGCATTATTGGCTTACAACAAGTTGTAGAGGTCTTAGTTTGGGATTTTACAGGCAAGTCTATTGACACGATTATTTATTCTTGGAACACTAAGAACATAAAATGGCAAAAGGTTTTAAAGCCGGTCATTCTTTGTCCTTTATGTATGAGTAGCGTATGGGGTACTATCTTTTACTTCACCTTTAGTTTCTTTTATGGTGGTGGAGTCTTGGGATGGATACCTAGCATTTTCGCTATAGCAGGGGCGGTAACAGTTTTAAATAGATTACGATAATGGAGAAGAACCGGAGGAAGGTATTTAAGTTTTTGCAGGAGTTTGGCATGGATGCTTTGGTTGCAGATGGATTTGATGATGCTATTGTTGGTGTTGTTTTACAGGATGAGCATCCTAAAGTTGTTTACGATTCTTACAAGTGCATTGACATGCTTATTGAGGAGGGGATGAGTGAAGAGGAAGCGACTGAGTATTTTGATTACAATGTATCTGGGTCTTACGTTGGTAAGCAGACCCCTATATTTATTTACCCGATATCAGGAATATAAGATGGACGAGGAACAAGAATTAGCATTTAAGTCGATTGTATTTGCACAAGCATTTGTTGACTGTATAGATGAGCTTGAGGGCAGTAGTTTTTACAAGCACAGGGTTAAGCAGTTTGGAAAGTCTTTTGTAAGTGAGGCAGACAAGTTATTGTCTTCTGCTTATGCCGGACCGGACTTTAATATGGGTTTGGTTTCTTTGCTTGAGGAGTGTCACGATGCTATAGAAGAAGTTTTGGAAAGCAAGGTTAAAAAAGACTCAGAATGAAAGCTGTAATACGATCCTGGGCTGATAGGCTTGGAGTTGATGATTGGGATATAAGTACTGAGCGTATAGATCCTGAACAAGTAGATTACGATGGTGAGAAGTACTTTGTGGGTATAGAGAGGGATTTTGATAACAGGAAGGCTGTCATTTACCACGACATTCCATTGGATGAGGAGAGCATAGTCCACGAGCTTTTGCACATAGCTTTTCCGCAGGGTGATGATGAGGATTACTATGAGTACGAGAAGTTTATTACCAGGACAACGAAGGACACTATATTTTTACACCACCTAAACTAAAATGGAGATAGGAAGCTTAGAAGTTACGAGATATAATTACGAGACAATAGATGGCGAACCCAAGATTGTCATATCGATGGTAAAGGTTATTGACAACAAGGGTAAATACGTGAAGTTTGCGAAATTAAAAAACGTAGAACCTTATTTATCAAAGTACCCTATAACATTCAAAGAGAAATGAACCCACAGCGGCACGTAGAGAGTGTACTTAAACGATGTTTTGAAGTCTATCCATCGAAAGGAAGGAAGCACAGGAAGTTTTTTAAGAATCTTGTAAGCCAGGGCAGTATGCCTGAGAAGATGGCTGGTATGATTACCAAGATAATTGAAGACCCTAACTGTGTGTACATAGTGAAGGCTGACGGAACCTTGAAGATTCTTGACTAAACCAAAACAAATGATTGATCAAACCTTAACGGCAATAGCTTTTACTCTTTTGATATTATGCGTATTTTTAATTATAGATGCTAAATGCAATGACCGAGACTGAGGAAAGTTACTACAACGCCTACCAGCTATTGATAGGTGCTACAGACTACGATAAGCTTGCAGAGCAGAAGGTGTTTTATTTGCCTGAGAACCACGAGAATCCTGTTGTAACGCTCAAGTACTATGAAATCACAGAGGACTACGAGAAGTGTCAAGAAATATTAGATTCATTGAACGAGAAATACAAATGAGCAAGAGCAAGCCTATAAAGAATTACCGAGAATCAAGGATTTTTGTTAGGGTATTAAAAAAACCAATCCTAGGAGGAGAGTACACCGGTAAGAGAGCAAAGGACGTAGAACCATGATAGGCGTAGCGATTGATCCGAGCTTGAGTAATACGTGTCTTACTGCGTTTGAATTTGGTGGTGATTTAGGTGTAGACCTTACCGTCATTGATTCGGTAACAATATCGACACAGAAGAACCAGAACAAGAAGGTTAGAGCCTCTTCAGACCTCATTGAGAGATGTGTGGACCTTTACAAGGGTTCTAAACAGTTCATAGAGCGTTACAATCCGCAGATTATATTCGCAGAGACACCGAGTGGTAGTCAATCTGCAAGTGGAATGAAGAACTACGGTGTTAGTTGCTTTCTGTTAGCATCATTATCTCAAAGATGCATAGAGGTAACTCCACAGGAGGTGAAGATGGCAAGCGTAGGGAGAAAGAATGCCAGCAAGAAAGATATGATTGCTTGGGCTTACGAGCAGCATCCGGAGGCTCCTTGGGTTATTAGAAATGACTTTCCACTTATGAAGCAGGAACACCTGGCTGATTCGATAGGAGTAATACACGCAGGACTACGGACAAAGGAATTTGATTGGATACAACAATGTATTGGCTAAATAAAACGATATGAAAAAACAGAGAATGCACTACTATGGCATATTAGCCACGTACAACCCATATGACGATACATGGTACGCCTTTTACAGGGACGATATGGCTGAGTACTTTACCGACAGGGATAATGTAGACACAGGAAAAGGAAAGAGTGCGCTATCGGCTATGAACGACTATATATCTAAGAAGATTACTTCCGCTTTCTCTTAAAGGGTTCCGCTAAAAGAACTTCCATTCTTTTTATATATGGATTTTCCTGACTTAGTTTTGAATCTTTTAATTTTAGATCCCTTATTTTTCCTATAAGCCTTCATAGCGTCTTTCTTATCTTTCCCCTTTTTCCAAGAGCCTGCCGCAAATTTTTCTGCACGTTTTTGTTTTTTAAACTCGTACACCTCTCCTGCCTCTAAGGCTTGTTTATATGACTGACTTTTTTTCTTTCCCTTTTTATCAAAAGTAATAGTCGGGGCGGCATGGTATTTATCACCAGCCGTCCACCAACCCATCCTATGAGTCTCTACATTGCCTGAAGGGAGCTTATTACCTACCCCCTTTCGGATACTACGAGCGTGTTTTTTTCTTCCCTTTTTTATGGGGTTAGGAGTTTTATTAGATTTTTTCATTTTTTCTTTTTTCTCTTAGGTTGCTTTTTCTTGCATCCTTTGCCCCTGGCTCTTTTATCCCCCGGCATATCTTTTTTAGAGCCTCTGTTTACGGAACGCTTCTTTTTTACCACACCCTTCTCTGTGTGTGACATATCGTACTTATCACCTTTCTTGACTGTGCCTTTTTTTAGAGCTTTACGTCTTGCTTTGTTACGAGCAGCACGTTTCTTTTTCTGTTCTTTAGAGGATTGAAACTTTTTGTACTCTTTTTTATAGTTTCTTGCAGCCATATAACAAAGATAACGCTTATCTTTGATACATGGACAATGGCATAAGCGAAGCAACACAGAGGATCATGAATGATTTAGCTGTGTCGGATGAAAAGGGATACAAGGAATACGGAACCACTATAGACAGAATTGACTACGATCATGCATCGTGGCTAAAAGAAGCTTACGATGAGTGTCTTGATATGTCTAAATATCTTCGTAGAGCATTGGACACACATGAAGATTCTATTCCTGTACGTCAAGTATCTGACTTCCTACTTGAAATCAACGCATCTATCCAAGCAAGCATGGGTATTGGCAGTGACGCAGAAGAAAAAGCCAGGAACAAAAGAATATGCGATCAGATAATCTCTAAGTGTGAAGAGATAGACCCTAAAAGGTTTAAGAGACTAGCCCAGACTCAAGCACCTTCAGTAGCATAAGCAGCCTTTCGTAGTAAGGCAGGTAAGTCTTGTTGCCAGAGTTTGCTTCTAAGACAGATACGTGACTTTCAATCATCATTGACACGTTAGATACTTTAGCCTCCGGTGATATTTGTACTTCATTGTCATAGTTCCTGAACGGAGCTAGACGTTTTTTAAGCTCACTCAGCGGAATCCTTTCCATTCTCTCTTTGCTCTAGCATAAAATCAGCGTAACGATATCTCATTACTGCAATTAACTTTAATCCAAGGTCTACGGACTTTACTGTGTCGTTGAAATCAACCTCAATCCCCAGCTTCTCACAAACCAATCTCATGCTCTCTGGGTCTTTCGGCATCGGTATGGCTTGAACCTCTAGGCTCATTGCAATCTCATCCCTTAAAGTCTTTTCATCCATAGTAAAACATTGTTAATTTATCCTTGTATCCTTCTTTTTCTTTTAGTCCTTTTGGGATTCTACCAACCTCTTTGAAGTTCAATCCCTTTAACAGCTTGATAATCAATAAGTTAGACTCAGAAACATTGGCAAATAGGTTGAAGTAAGAGAACTCGGTTACAAATATATCCATCAAATTAGTTCCTAACCCAATATTCCGAACATCAGGATGCACGCACATTGCAAGTTCCATATTATGATAAGTTGATTTTGTTATGCCCATTGATCCTAAAACCACACCAACTATCTTTTTATCTAGCTCCACAACTTTTATGTGAGTGTATTTACTAATCGTTGCTTGAGAAATCCTTCCGCAAGCTTCCTCCGGTGTAATCATCATACCTTCAGAATCTTTTGCACAAAGCTTCACAAGAGCTTCTATCTCGTATCCTTCTGTTATATTTGCGTCTCTAATCAGCATAAGCCGAAATTAGAAAAAGATTCTTATATTACAAGTAAAGGTTTAAAAATGTCAAAAAGGAAAGAAGGAGCAGTCAGGAACGATGAGATTCAAGAGCTTAATACCAAAGCAAGAAAATTGGCTGATAAGTATTCGCCAGATTTAAGTAAACTACAAAAAGTACGGATTGATAACAGCACTTATATTTACATTGATCATGGTAAAGATCCGGTACTGGCTAAAAAAAGATTCATCGACAAAATGAATGATAGACCTATGAATATTAGGTACAAAAACTATGATACCGACAAAGAATAATCATTATATTTGTTGTACTCATTTTCGTAGCCTTGACGCTTCAGTCGGCTGGTTAAATGTTTTCATGTTTTGTTTTGGCAGGGGTCTTTAGTCGGACCCCTGTTTTTTTGATATGATACCAAGAAAGAAAAAAGTCTGCAAAGAGTGCGGTAAGACCGACTACATCTTCAGTAAAGGAAGGTGCAAGCCTTGTGCTGCAAAGGGTTACAAGAAGATTGGTCCGTCAAAAAATGTGAAAGCCAAGATAGACCTAGACACCAACTTCTACAAGGAGATATGGTCTGAAAGGTTTCATTACTGCGAGAACTGTCACAAAGACCTGGGAGATAAATGGGAGCGATATATGTTTTCCCACATATTGAGCAAGGGGGCGCACCCTGCGTTTAGACACGACAAGGACAACATCAACATTCTGTGTCTAGAGTGTCATCAAAAATGGGAATTTGGCGATAAGAAGAGCATGAATATATATCCGGAAAACGAAGAGATAATTCAGATGCTCAGAGAGAAAATCCTTAATTGATTTAAAATCAGTATCTTAGCAGTGTTTTAAAACGAAACGCTATGAATGAAAAATGGAATTTAGTTTCCGTTATTAGACCTGAAACACACAAGGATGTGTTATTCAGTGATGGTAAAAAGTTCTTCGATGGCTTTTTGGGTTGTGACAGAACAGTGTACAGAAATACTGCTGAAATTCCGGTAGCGGAGCCTAAAGCACTGTACTGGTCTGAAAAGCCTAAGTTGTCAAAGAATAACAAATAGGTCTTTACTCCAACACTTCGGAGTGTAGCCAGGATCAAACTCTCCAAGGACAAACCCTTTAGAGAGCCAGAACTCCTTTCCCTCTTCGTCAAGGTCTTCACACATAAATATCTCTATATCTTCTCTGTGTTCGTGAGTCTTTAATTTAAAGACAGTGCCTGGAGCCATCCACAAGAAACTTTTTTGTAATATTGCATTCATGGATACAAATATAGCGGAAGCTTTCCTTGATGCAATGGATTTTAACTTTGTTAAGTCAGTAATCCGTTCAAATAAGGCTTTAAAAGCACTATGGGGAGGAACAACGCCTTCAAGATCAGACCTTTCTAGGGTAATTACCAATATGGTTAAGCGTGTTGATGAGTATCCGGAAGCAGAGGACTGCGTGAATGGAATTGTGGTAAGAAAGTACTCAGATATTATTCGCCTGGACTTCCTTTATCTTTCTTACACTTTTCATCTAGATAAATCTTCAGAAGATACTCAGGAAGAGACTCCGCAAGCTTCTGACTCTTATCAAGAACCTTCTTCATAGAGTCTTTTAGTCCGTAACGGATTACGATCTTCTTTTTCTTAGGGTCTATATTTATTTTCATAGTGAGTTGTATATTTCTAGTGTACCTATTACCAATACTGATAATCCAATTAGTATTATAAAGACTATCAGTAAAAGGTAAAGTATAAATCTTATTTCTTCTACTATTTCGTTAAACTTCATAGGTTGTGTGTTATACGGGCTACCTGCCCATGTTTCTTACTGTGTACAAAGGCTTCTATAGCTTTCTTAGCACCAATGTATCCATTCCTATGATGCCATGAATCAGCGGCACTAGGTGTTCTTAAATACTCAACCGTGACACCAGTAAAATCTTTACCCGATAGAAACTTGTGAGTCTGTTTGTGGTGGATGTGATGCAGGTATATATATCTCATTTCACACCTAACCCAGAGTTTTGGAGTCTCTTGCGCCATTATCAATGGCAGGTTGTCAAGCTTCGCTCCATCTCCGTGGTTGGTTCCGATTAGATTAACTCCGTATGGAGTGTATTTTCTGTGAGCCAAACCAACATCAAAGGTTACGTTATTACTTAGCCTGAAATAAGCCTCTAGCGTTTGCGCCAACATCCAGCCACTCATGTAGTCGTGGTTTGATGGATTGAATATGACATGTACGTTTGCTACCGGAAGCAGTCTCTCAATAGCCCTGACATACATATCTTTGGCTGCTGTGAATGCTTGTCCCCAAGTTCCAGATGTGTCTTGAGGAGTTCCCTTAGTGGTTGTTCTGTGAGGAGTATCTGTATGAAGAACATCATTGCCGATTACAAAGAATATCTTGTCAATTTCAAACCCAGAAGCTTTAGCGAGTATCCCATCAATACCCTCATCTACTTGGCTGACTGCCGTCTGTATATCGTAGTGCCGACCTGTTTCGTCCAGGGAAGCCAGCTTGCCTACATGTATATCAGACGGGTCTAGCACCAAGCAATGAGGATCTGATAGCGGTTTTCTTTTAATCGGGGTAAATGTAGGAGAATATTCTCTAAGCTCTTCAAGTATTGGGTCAAATGTTTCTTCTACTACTTTAGAAGTTAATCCTCCACTTTTAGTTACTACTGAAAACCTAAGTTCTCCGGATGCGGATTGCCAATGTTTAACGCTTACAACGTCATCTTTTTCAATTCCACGTTCTGCTAGATGAAGGTCAAGTGCGGTATTACCATTAACACTGACATTGTTTCCCCTGTACTCATTAATTATATCTTGTTCGTCTGGAGAGAGTCTAAATCTTTTGTTTCCCATATTACGAATTTACGGAATATCCCTTTCGTATATAGCTACTTTGTTTAAAGTAGCCTTTAAGGGTTTGCTTAATTTGCTTTGATTAATAGTTCTGAAATACATATATGGTTTACTTGATAGAACTACTAAAGCCAATATATCATCTTCAGACTTGTTTTTTATAATAGGATCATTAGGCTGGAACAACCAGCTATTTGGAAAACCTGATGTAACCAAGCAAGATTTAACATGAATATTCTTGGTGTGAACCTTGATGTCTGCATCAAAGCTTTTTGACCTAGAATCGTATATCATAAAGTCAGGAGCAGAAGGATTTTTCTTCTTAGACACCAAGTAATCATGCACTAAAACCTCCGCTATTTTGCCGTAGTAAATGTCTTGAGTTACTTTCTCTAAGTTGCTTTGATTTCTCCTTGAGTACTCATTCGTGTTTGATACCGCACACTCTTCTGCAAACACCTTACAGATTCTCTGTTCGTACTTGGACGGCTTCCTTAATTCTATCTTCATGTTGTTAAAAAAAAGAAGGGGCAACACCCGAAAGTGTCACCCCAAGGAAGGAGAAAGGAAAGGAATACACAAATGTAACAATAAATACCCTTCAAAAAACCTACCTTGGTTTGTTTGCTCGGCAAGATAGCATAAAAATATAAACATCAAAATAAATAAGTATTTTTGTAATTCACGCAACTATTTGTATGAAGCCGAAGAAAGGACCGGAAATAATAATAAACGGTAAGCCTAAGAAGCCCAAATTTATATGGGAAGGCAAACCCAAGATGAGCAAAGCTGAAGAAGCTAAGTGGTGGCTGAAAGAGCAGGAAAGGTGGGTAGAAGGCTATAAAGGTCTTAAAGGACTTCACTACTTCTATCTCACACAAATTAAGATTAAGACTCCTAGAGGTCAACTAATTAATCCTTGGTGGAGAGATGTTGACGAATGGGTTATAGATGAATACTACGAAGCTACAAAGCTTGGACAGGATTTATGCATCTACAAACGTAGGGGGATAGGACTGTCTGTATTGTTTGCTCCTGGTGTTGGTTTATGGAAAGCTATGACTTCGCCAGGATCAACATCACTTCTCACATCAAACAACAGAAGTAAGACTGAAAAGTTATTTAACGAAAAGGTTGCGGTTGCTTATGACAATCTAGATGATTGGATAAAACCTGAGAAGAAGTCTCAAAGGATGACCGGTTATATGACCATTGACATCAAAGACCACACAGGGCAGACTACAAAGAATATGTCTAACATCCTCGCAAGGCAAACGAGTGACAACAGAAAAGATGCGGCTAACTTTGAATCAGAACGTGCTACTCACGCATTTATTGATGAGCTATTCCTACACGATTACGCTTCGGAAGTAAGACAATCTATTCAGGCTTGTTTGATGGATGACTTTGAAAAAATTGCTCCTGTTGTATTTGGTGGTTCTGCTGGTATTGTTTCTGAGTCTGGTATCAAGGAAGCGGAAATGATGTGGAAAGAGGCTGAGTCATTGAATGTCCGTACAGTCTTTATTCCCGGTACTATGGGGATTAGTCGTGCGCCTGAATTTGACGATAAAGGTCAGATGACAGGAAGATTCTACAACTTCTGTCCGAATGGTTGGTCTGACAAAGATGGAGCAGCAGAGTGGATTGAAAAAAGAAGAGAGCATCTTGACAAGTCAGATGACAAACGTGACTACATTGGTTTCGTTAAGTCTTACCCTGTTGAGATAGATGACATCTTTGAGATGAACAATGTCGGTATAATCCCAGAAGACATTCTTCCAAAGATAAACGCACAGAAGAAAAAGATAGTTGCAGAGCCAAGACCGGTAAATACTTATGACCTTGTAGAGAAGGGGGATAGAGTTGTTGCGGTTGCAAACAACAAGGGTATGTTTACGATACTTGAGCATCCTGTTTCAGGAGAAGAGTATAGAGCTGGAACTGACCCCATACCAATGGTGGATACGTCAGACATGGATACCAAGAAAGCTTTGAAAACAGGTAAGCGTTCTGTCCATTCAACGATAGTCAAACGTCCAAGTACGCAAGAATACGTTGCGTTCTATCAAAGAAGAACAAACGACCCAATTACAATATACCAAGAAACTATGCTATTGCAGCGTTACTACAACAACTGCAAGAATATGGTGGAACGGAATGAAGGTAGGGTTCTTATGGATCAGTATAGGTCATTTGGAACTTGGTCTTTCTTAGCAAACCAACCTATAATTACCGGAGCTAAATCATTTGATAGAAAAGCAGCTAAAGGTTTTCACAAAGACAAATGGAATCGTGATACTATTTACAATATGTTCTTTGAGTATCTTAGAAACCATTGCAGTAAGATTTGGTTCTTAGATGTAATAAATCAACTGCCTGATTTTCACGTAAGCAACACTGACCTTTTAGATGCTTTGGTATCTTGCGAGTTGTTTGATAGAGATGAATACAAGAAATCAGAAAAAAATAAATCGGTAAAATTCAAGGAGGTGAGTTATGTTACAACTGACGAAAGGGGGAGGCGTGTGACAAAGTGGCAAAAAATACCGATATTTGAAGTTGGAGAAGAACATCCTATTAAAAGGGATGTAGCAACATGGAACACAAGGGGTTAAAGGATAGGAAAGTAAAGTGGGTAGGAAGAGATGGGAATACTAAGACGGGCAACTTTTTGGCTGTCGGATACAAGGGTGATATAAATAACGGTTTGACCACATACGCAATTATAATAAGAGACTTAGACGGCAGGGCTTGTGAGCTTCCGTTCCCATCAATAAAATTTATGACAGATGATACTGGACAATAGTCACAGCCTAGAAATAGTTTACGATAGACCTGATAGCTATTTCGACAAGAAAGAAATAGAAAAGAAGTACGGAAGTTTAGAAAACTGGTACGCACAGAATGTTCGCTTCATATCAGCTCACTACAATATTGCATCTAATACAGATGAGACTGCAAGAGAGGGGAGAGAGGGTGTTAAGCGTTGGGCTGAGATGACTCCGGTTGATCAGATTATAAACAACTACCGATACTTTATGGGTACGCAAGAGAACTTCAACTTTGCGTATTTAACTGAAGACGATAAAGGCGGTGAGCTTCCAGCTCCATACGTAAAAGGCGAGCAGATATTTGAGCTGATGGAGTATATGCGTGGTGGAATCAGAAAAGTTATTAATTCCTCTAAGATTTCAGTAGAAAGCCTAGACCCATCTAAAATCTCTAAGAAGATGGAGAAGGTTCAAATGATTAAATTGAAAAAAGACCTTGCTGAGTTCTTTAACAAAATGCAGTCAGAATATGGCATGGGGTTTTTTCCAGAAGGCATTGGCAACGATGTTGATATGGATGAAGCTATTGAAAAGGTTATGAAGTCTCCAATAGATGACATGGAGGAGTATGGTCTTGATTTAATTAACGATATAGTAAACAGAAACAGATTAAAGGACAAAATGATGAGAGCCTTTACTGACTGTGCTATTGGAAGGTACTGTGGTGTTTATGTAGATGAGATGCATGGCAGACCTTACACAGAGGTAATTCCACCATACAATCTTATACTTGACTTTGGAAACGACTCAGACTATAATGAACAAGCAGAATTTGTAGGATGGGTTTCTTTTATGACACCAGAAGAGATTAGCTATCGGTACGACCTTACAGATGAAGAAAGAAGCTTAGTTAAAGATATGTCAATTACAGATCCTGGTATTGGATTTGAATTACTCAATCACTACAATGGAGGTAGCGGTTCAGATGTAGGTTTTAATTGGTGGGGAGGTCCTAACGGAAACAATTACAGACAAGTTGCAGTGGTAACTGGTTTTTGGATTACAGAAGTTCCGGAAGACAAAAAGGTAAAGAAAGACAAAAAGGGAGGGAAGAAAGCTGCACCTATTCATGGTAATGATTCTGAACGTTACACTTATCTTAGAATAGACAGGGCTACTATTATTGGTAATGCCATCATAACAGATTACGGTCAAGACTACAATGTGGTTTATGACTCTATGGACCCTAGCCGACCAATGCTCCCTGTACGTACATTCATTCCTAACATGATGATGGGGATGAATCGTTCTGTTGTTGACAGGATGAAGAAGCTACAGGATGACATTGATGCTTATGAATACAAGATACGTCAGAACATAGGTAAAGACCTTGGTAAGGTTTACTTGATAAACGGACATAAACTTGGAGAGGGGGATACAGTAAGAGAACTTGTAGCCAACTTGAAGAAGTATGGTATGCACGTTACAGATGGTTCGGACGGAGAAGACCCTAACGTGCTTGATGGGCAAAGAATGGTTGAGACTGTTGACATGACGCTTGATCAAAACGTAATCCGTTACACGCAGTTGATTCAAGAGAAGGAACGTATGATGAAAGAAATCATTAACGCTTCTAAGGTGTCTATGGGTCAATTGACAAGCTATGTTGGTTACGGATCACAACAACAATCTATTAGTCAGAATCAACTAGGGATGGCAACATTCTATGATGGCTTTATGACTTACTACACATACCTACTTCAGTATATAATCAACAAGGCTAAGATTATGTTGATGGATATGGATGGTGAAGAGGCTGCTGATGTTATGTTGTCTGAAGACGCTATAAAGTTCTTTAAGAACACTAGAGAATTTCAATTAGAAGACCTTATGGTTAAGGTTGACATTGAAGATGTAATTGATGATCAAGCCAGAACAAGACTACTTACTGTTGCTCAAGCTATGGCTCAAAATGTACAACAAACTGGTTTTGATTGGGATGACTACATTGAGCTTGAAACTGCACGTACTTATACTGAGTTGAAAGATAAGATGTCTATGAAGATTAAGAAGCGTAAGTTTAAGCAACAACAACAGCAACAAATGGCTATGTTGCAGCAACAAGCTGAAGCCGAGAAGCAAAGACAGTTCGCAATGCAACAGCAGGAGATGGCAGAAGGCGGCAGAAACGCTAGAGAAGAAGCTAAACTTAGACAAAAATCAATGCAGCCCGTTGCTGATCAAGAGGCTCAAATAGTTGCAGATAAGCAGCGTCAAGAAGAAGGACTTGAAGGTCCGGCTGTATAGTGTTGTAAATCAATAAATTATAATTAACTTTGTAAAATGGAAGAAATTAAAGGAGACATTGTTATGGAAGATAGCAATGAAAACACGGAAGAACAAGTTGAGGAACAAGTTGAGGAACAAGGTTCTTTGAATTATGATGTTGAAGTATCTCTTGAGGAAACTGAAGAGCAAGAGATTCTTGACAAGCTAATGGCTGACAATCCTGGCAAAGAGGAGTCTGACCTTACTGAGGACATTGAAAAACTCAAAGAGGAGACGCTTACCGCTAAGAGAGAACAGGCTGTTGAAGACCTCAAAAAAATTGATGAGGTTAAGGCTCGTGAAGGAAATTCTGAGTTGTCTGATGAGGATGCTTGGGAGATTGCTCTAAAAGAAGAAGAGGAGTCTACTGCTAAAACGCAAGAGGATAATATCCTAAAAGACCCTTTCTCCGTAGAGAAAAAGACTGAAAGCACACCTCCTACACAGAGTAACGAACAGCAGTTGCAGGAAATGCAACAGAAAGTATCTCAAGCAGAAGCTGTATTACAAGACCCATTGATTGATGGGTATCTAAAGTTCAAGCAATCTGGGAATGGTAGCTTCAGAGAATATTTAAAGTCTTTTGAGCTGGACAAGGATTACGATGCTATGCCCGACAAGAAATTGTACGAGATGTCAATTAAAAGGCTAGATCTTACAGAAGAAGAACTTGAATACGAAATGGATAGGTTTGAAGACCTTTCTCCAGTTCAAAGAAAGTTGGAGGCTCGTAAGATGAGGGCAGAGTTAAAAGCAGAGCAAGAAGATAGAATAAAGAATGTTGCATTTGACAATTCTCAGCAATCAGCAGAGAAACAAAAGCAAATGCAAGAGATGCAGAAACAGAATCACGAAAAATTCGTGGGACTTACAAAGTCTATGGCTGGAAAAGGTTATTACGGTTTAAATCTTACCGAAGAAATGACCAAGCAAATCCATGACCATGTAGTCTCCGGCAAAATAGGCTTCATCAATACAGATGGTACTGTGAATGTCAACAAGATGTTTGACTTTGCTGCTTGGGAATTATTTAAGAAGGATGTCCTTCAGAATAAAGTTCATCAAGGCAAGGTCAAAGGTCAAACGGCAGAGTTTGTCAAACGTGCTGCTCCGAAGAGAACGGGTTTAAAAACCACAAGAGTAGGAGGCAAATCAAATGACTACAACGCATACTTGAAAGCTAGAGGTGATGCCGCAGGAAGAAGAGGGGTGAGTAATGGGAATATTACTCTTTGATAATTTTTAATTAAACACATTTAAAATGGCACAAACTAGTCCATTAAACGTAGCAGATAACTTGACCATACGGTCATTGTCTGACCGTAACGATTTCCGAAATGTGTATGATCTTTCAGGAGGTTATAACAAATTCGGAATGATTGTCAACGTGCTTAACATGCCTTTCGGTGGTGGTAAGCAGTTTGACACAGATAGATATGAGAAGTCAGTAATGGGTCGTGGACACGTTATTGCTCAAATATCTGCACAGGCTGCTCCAGTTGGAACTACTATGGTTCTTTCTCTTGCTCCTCAAGGAACTCCTCCAGCACCAGTTGACTCTTTCAGAGTTGGTGACGTTGTAGTTGCTGCTGATCACAGTGTATCCGGAAAGGTTATAGCTACTGTTCCTGGGTCAATCACAATTGAGGCTACTGAGTCTACCATTGCTAACATGCAAACTGCATTTGCTGTTAATGCTTATGTTAAGGTTCTTGGCGATAGCTCTCCAAACTTCTACTCTGACGGAAAATCTCCTCTATATGAGTTCCCAGAGTTGATTTACAACCGTTCTGCTGTCAAGCGTGATACTTACTTAGCTTCTCGTAGAGAGAACATCAAGTCTCGTATCTACTACAAAGATAAGTTTTGGGGTGATGCACAACTAGACCTTATGGTTCAGCGATTCCTTCGTCAGATGGAAAAGCAAATGTTGTTCTCTAACCTTGCTAACTTTACATCTCAAGTAGGCGGAGAAACTGACTTGAACGGTGGTGTAAGATGGTCTATCATCAACAGAGGTGGTGAGTACCTTCCACTTGCTTCTGCTTTGACTCAAGCTCAGTTCGACAACTTCCTTGCTAACGTGTGGTCTCGTAAGGCATCTCGTACTACTCCATTGACATTGTTCATGGGTCGTGGTATGATGCAGCACATTCAGCGTACTTTTACTGATGGTTACATCACTAACGCTGGTTCTTACAACACATTCGGTGGCACTGAAGTTAAGGGTATTGACGTTCGTACTTACTCTATCGCTGGTGTTGACGTTGGTTTTGTAGAGCTTCCAGTATTGAATGATACTGAGTTCTTCCCAGAATTGACTACGGTTGCTGGATTGTCTAATCCTTACCGTCAGCAGCATACACTATTCGCTCTTGATCTTGATCCAATTGAGGTTAAAGGTGGTGGTCTTGCTCCTGCTATTGAGAAAATCTTCCGAGGTCCTTCTGAGTTCTACGCTGGTTACATTAAGGGCATGGCTGATGCTGGAGTCCCAACTGCTGAGAACTTTAAAGATTACTCAGTTGATATCGTAAGTTCAGTTGATGCTCACAGATGTGATGTAATGGCTGACAACGGAATCGACATGATCGGTAAGTTCTCTGGAATGATTGAATTGATAGCTTAATTTATAATCTTTTAATACTTAGAAAAAATGAATAAAGATATCGAAATCGTTTTAAATACAACAGACGTTGTTGCTGCTGCATTTGACGTAGCTGATGGTATTGTTACAGTAGACTCCTTTTCATTCCCTTGGAAGAAAATACAAAGGATGCGAGAAGCTACTGCTGTCAACGCTGCAACTGGTTTAATTACCGTAACTCCTGCTACACCTACTCTTGGACTTGAGTACAGATTTACTCTTGTTCAGTATGTAGCTGATGCTCGTAGAGAAGTAGCTGTTAGTTATACTGCTGACGCTGCTGACGTAGCGGCTGGTGTTAATAGCATTGTAACCAAATTAAAAACACTGATTACTGCTTACGTTAGTGGCGGAAGTCTTGATGTTACTTTTGGTGGAAGTGCTTCAACTGTTCAGATTTACTCAACATTAACTAATCCTTTGATTAACATTGGTGGGCTTCTTAATGCTACTGCTACTCCTGCTTTAGCTGGAACTGCTGGCGTTAACATGGGAGCAATCCTTGCATCTGAAGGTGTTGTAGATTCTTTTGACGCAACAGCTCCTACATCAGGTCTATTGTACACTTCCTTTACGTTTGAACTAATGTTGCCAAAAGGTTACGGAGGTATTAATCATCAAACGGATGATCAAGCTGTAAATTTAGTTCTATACTTAGACGAAGGTGGAACAGCGTTTACTGCTTTAAGAGATGAAATTAGAGAGGTTGCTGCTGGTAAAGATCCAGACGGAACAGCAGCAGAAGAAATCCTTGGACAGGACTAATCGCTAAGACTAATCAGTTAATTTTAAGAAGAGGTGGCATTTTGTCACCTCTTTTTTTTATATTTGATTCCTAACAAAAAGGAAAATGAAAGAAATAGCAATCATAAGACCTAAAGAACTTAGTAACGTAAAACAAGCGATTACCCTTAGTTCTACTTATAATTTAAGGGGTAAGGAATACTCTCTCAGCCAACACGGAGAGGTTAGAGCTGGAAACATAGAGTCTAACAGAGGTGATTTAAGATTTGACGGAGTTACCACTCAAAAATCTATTCAGGCAAACTCATATTCTGAAATAGAAGATGAAATTGAATTTTGGTTAAGCCATCCTCTTGTTGAGAATGTTAATGGCGATAAAAAAAATACAGCCAAGTTCTCTATTGAAATACTAGAGGAAACTAAGTCTAAGAAGCGTTCTAAGACCGTTAACATCAATAAGGTTATCTCTACGGTTTATGGCATGTCTGAGGCGCAGAGAAAGGATGTAATGTACTTTTTTAAGCAAGACCCACGAGAGATGTCTGATGATGACATTAAGTTGGTTTTAGTAGACATTAGTGAAGGCATCCTTATTAGAGAGCCTAATAGCACCAGGTTTATCGAAACCTTTGGCTCCTTGAGTAAATCAAGTGTAGCAGAAAGGGTTGAGATGATGGTTTATGTCAACAAGGGCATAGCTACTAGCTTTGTTACTGAAGATGCAGACAAGTTCTACATCGGTGATGTTCTTATCGGTAAGGATGAGGATGACATCGCATTGTTCTTCAAGGACAATCCACAGATGTATGATAATCTTGTCCGGTCATTGGCTGAAGGAGGAGATGAGACCGCATACAATGAAGCTCACGAAGAAGAGGCAACAGATGAGGAAACTCCATTTGCAGTAAGAATAAAGTGGGAAAAGTTGTACAAGAAGTACAAAATGAAAGGAAAGTTTCCTGCTGACTTAGAGAAGGCTATTGATCGCATCAATGCTTACGAAAAAAAGAATGGATTGACTATAAGTGAGTAATCAACCTTCTATCTTACTATAAAGCCCTGACCTAACGGTTGGGGCTTTCTTTTTATGTGTCCATAACAATGCGTATCTTTGCTATATGACTACAGGATTAGATCTTTCAAAACTATTCGATGATAAGATCGATAATAGTTACTCAGACTACGTAAGTGTTGAAAAGAAGCAGAGAGCCTTTGACAACGCATTCCTGCGTATCATAGAGAACAAGTATCGTGGAATGGACACTCAGAAAGAGTTTGATGAGTTGTCTGAGTTAATCGTTATTGACAAAGAGTTCGACATCAACAACAATAGGTTTAGAACGGTAGACGTTCCTGTTTCTTCTGTTATTACAGGTGCTACAACTACATTCGACTTTGGTGCTGAACATAATCTAATTGTTGGAGATACATTTGTTGTATCAGATACTGTTGGTGGTACAGACGTAAACGAAACATTTGTAGTTGCAACTGCACCTACACCAACTAGGGTTACTTCCACCACGATTTTTACATCAGGAACAGTAACTGCTAACACAGGTTCTGTTTCATACAGCAAGATGCTGTCAGACTATCTACACCTCCTGGCAATGAAGTGTCGCATGTACACCAATGCTGCTGGAGATGATGTCTATAGGATGTATAATGGTACTCCAGGGATAATAGAGTTCTTTACTCCGGTAACCTTGAGAGATGGCGAGAGAATACTAATCACCGAATTAGGTGTGAATATGGATTTACCTCTTGTAAATACCGAGGCATATGTTAAAAGAGTCTCTGAGTTTAAATACAAATTGTATTCTGATGAGCATCTAACAACTGGAGTTCAGGTGCAGGGCATCTACTCTAGCGGAACTGTTGTCAAGGAGATTGAATATGAGTACGGAAAGTACTACCAAAGTGACAGAAGAATCTCTGAGTTAGGACTTCCAACAATTGAGAAGCCTAAGTATAATCAAAGTGAGAACTTTTTTAAGGTGTTCCCCGAAGAGCATAATTGCGACAAGGTTACAGTTGACTACGTTAGGAAGCCTTCTGTGACTGTTCTAGTGGGAGATGACACACAAGATCTTGAGTTGTATTACAGTGAGACATTGCTTTATCGTTTGACTGACGAGGCTGTTAAGATGTTCTACCAAGAAACAAGAGACCCTAATCAGTATATGGTTGCTGACAAAGAAATGATTGACAACCCATAATGGTTAGTACTACAATGGTGATGTTTGAATGGGAAATAGATATTACCGATGACTACATTGATGAAATAATATACGAATACCTTGAAGACTAAAGAATGCATAGAATTGATACAACTCGCTGATGAGGGAGGTGTATTCACCGATGAGTCTCGTTACGACATAGGGACTATGATTGCAGTTTTAAATGCTGCTAGAGGTTTTGCTATTACAGAATTGCACAAGCAGAACAATCGTATTCATCCTAGTTTCTTGCAGAGGGTCTATCCGGAGTACAAAAAAGAGTTGCAGCAGGATGATTGCTATACCCTGTTTGAGGTTCCTAAGACGGTTGGCATAAATAACCAAATCGATGGGCTTATGTATGTTGGAACGATTGACGGGAAGAACTCTTTCTGGAAGATACGTACACGTATGCAAGCTAACTCAAGAAGAAATCACAGGATTCATAGCATTGCAATGGATAAACACGTACACTTCTTGTATGACAACACAAGAGGATATTTGGAGGTGTATGACGATAAAGTAAAGTACATATTGGTAGAGGGGATATTTGGAGACCCTACGTCAATACCGGGCTTCAACTTGGAGGAGGATGATTACCCCATCACAATGGACGCTATGAAGCGCATTGAGGATATGGTAAGAACAGGAACAATAAGAGATGTACTTAGGGTTCCTATTAATAAAATATCCAACTCTGCTGAAGATTCAAATGTTCAGCGTGACATCAAGACGAAATGATTGAAGTAGGTAAATATAGCATTGTAAGCCTACAGGATGCTGTAGAGTCTGCAAAGGAGATGCTACGCATTCAGGATACAACAGAATTTGACGGGTTCCTATTGCGTAAGGCTGACGAAGCAATGAGGCACGTAGGTGACCTTACAACGTATGTAAAGAGGGTTTGCACCCTTTCTGTAGTTGATGGTAGAGCAAAGCTCCCTATGGGCTTTATTCGGCTTCTAGGGGTAAGGATGTCTGATTCAAACGGAAACTGTTTTGACCAGCCTTACCTGGATCTTGCATTTATAACTGATTGCGGTTGTGACACTACAGCTACCAATGGTAATTCATACCATGAGGTATTTGAAGTTCAGGACGGCTATATTGTATTTCATAACCCCAATGACCTTTCTGCTTCAGAGATTAAATTAGCTTATCTTTCTAGAAGTGTAGATGACGATGGACTGATGCTAATGTCTGAAAGACATGAAAGAGGTGTTGAAGCCTACTTGTGTTATCACTTTACACTTTCTTTCTTTGAAAGATTTCCGGTAAATATTCGGCAAGAGTATCAGAGAATATGGAAGAACCAAAAGCAACATTTAAAAGGAATGGCTCAGAGAGAGCGTTTTGAGGAGAACAAGCGAGAAATCGCTGCTGTCTTAAACGCTTGGATAACATCTGACAGAAACGATAGATAATGGCGGATCAACCAGTAAGATTCAATCCTGTCGGTAATATGGACAAGGATGCAGACCCTCGCTATGTGCGCCAGGGTAACTACATAGATGCCAAAAACATACAAAAACTAACAGAGAAGGGGGAGACAGGAGGGTCTGTGATTCCTACAAAAGGCAACAAGTATGCTTTTGATTTAGGTAGTGTGACCGCCCAAAGTAAGAAGTATAGGATTGAGAAAGCCGAAATTGAGAACACATACACACCTTCAAGTTTTACTACGACTAGTAAAGGAGGGGTTTACACTTCAATTACTTTTTCATTTAGCAATCCCCCTGCCGTATTGATTGGGGAACAAATAACAATCTCAGGAGCTTCTCCTTCAGCCTTAAATGGAACATTTTATGTAGAAGGTATAAGTAATACCGGATTTACAATAGGTACTGTAATCCCCGGTTCTTTAAATCAAGTCTGGAGTTTAGGAATACCGACAAGTACCACAATTAGTTTTCCTTCAACATCTATAATAACATTAGGGTCTTTTCAGATTCAGTTCTGGAGTATGAATGAAGACCAGTTGATTTCTACTATAGGTAATGATGGAACTGTATCTAGCATTGAAACGGGGATACAAAATAGCAATATTGGACCTTACGTCAACACAACTTCCACATCGGACTATGTTGAGGTAGAATTAACTGCATATGATTACTATGATTATCATATAAAATCTACGGGTGATAACTATCTGAAGGTATACGCTATTCAGGAAGCTATTCCTAAAAACGTAGCTGGACCCCTTAAAGCAAACGGTTCACACGACCTTTTAGGAGACCTTTTTATAACGTCCTCAACGCTTGACTTAGAGCCTCAGAAGCTTAACTTAACAGTTATAAATGTTGGGCTTACCGGTCCCATAACTAGCGTTGTTTTTAATACTAATCATAACTTCCAAGTTGGAGATTGGATTGGCATAAGAGAATCTAATGCGAGTTGGTTAAATGGAGTCTTTTTGGTTAACTCTGTTCCATCTTCAACAGAAATTGGTATTGTCACAGCAATTGCTTGGGCTGGAGTGCCGAGTTATGATCCGTTTGATGTAGGCGATGAGCAGGTGTATCTCAATCCAAAGTCAATTGGAGAGATAGGTGTTGCCACATACAATCAAGATTCTGATGTATGGACATACACAAGGCTGCTTCGTTCTATGCAACTTAATTTTGTATTAGAACATGCAAATGATATAACCGGAAGAGATGACATAAGAAGAAAGACTCTTTACTATACTGATGATTTCAACAACAGAAGGGCTTTCTATTACTATGGAGATTACGAAACAGATGGAGCCTTAAACTTCGTCAATAGCGAAAACTTTTACTTCTATGATATAGTCTCAGAGCAATCTGAAGTTTCTGCCGCACAAATAGGTGCTGATGTGGAACTGTATCAGCAGATGGCTGGTGGGTCTATTAAATCAGGAAACAAGAGGTACTTCTGTTATTTGGTTGATTTTTTTGGCAACCAATCAGCTTACTCGTATTTAAGTAATATTGTAAGTGCTTACTCAGCGACTCCAAGTGGAACCGCTTATGGTGACGATGTTGATGTAAATACAGGTAAGCTAAATAGGATTCTTATATCAGACATAGATAGAAGATTCTTCCAGTATATAGCTTTAGGTTACGTAGATTATGTAGAAGATGTAGTTACTGCTTTTGTTCTTTCAGAGCAAGACATTACTGCAAACTCTATGGTAATTAACCATAATGGCTCAGAAACTGCATTTGCAGTAGACCTTGCTGATATTCCTATTAGTCTACAGAAGACCCCTAAGAAGGCTTTGAATGTGGACATCATAGACAACAGGCTAGTCTTTTCAAATCTGCAAGAAGAACCAAAAAGAGACATAAGAGATTGGGCTAAGACATTTAAGCATAGGATAAAAAACAAGTTCATTACTGAATCTACTAAATTTCAGATAGGAGAGTACCAAGACGTACACACCATACATGATGATTTAGGTTACATGATTAACGAAACCTACAGATTCGGTGTGCAAGTTAGATGGACTGACAATGGTCAGTGGTCAGAAGCTGCATGGGTTGATGATATTAAAGTTGATTTTGACACTGATAATACGGTAAACCCATTTAATGACAATCGTAGAGATCAAACGGGGAGTGATTTGTTGACCAATTATGACTTGACAGAAAGCCTATATGATTTCAATAATCCACTTCCATTACCTATAAATCCAGACACTGGAGAAGAAGCAGTTGGGATTGGAGTCCCCCCTAGATATCCTAACACAGCTAAAGTAAAGGTGGCTTACGTAGAGTTCTTTGGCTTTGACTTTACCTACGAAATAAATGGAGAGCCCCTATCAAACTTAATAGATAAGATAAAGATTGTTCGTGTAGAATGTATTCCTGAAGTATTAGCTACGGGAGCCTCTGTCCTATCTGTTGGTATGGGTTCTACCGTAGAAGACGCTGATTTTGGGAGTTTTGTTGGTGAAACTTTGGTTAACAATCAGTTTGATATGGAGTACACCCAAGATAACATGGTTGACTCAACCAATTATTTGAGCTTGCCTTCTTCAATTGATCCTGAATTGTCCAATGTTGAATTTAGCAACATAACAGGTCAAACTATTTCGATTACAAACCCCACCTTTCCTTTAGCTTATGGATTCAACAACGGGAATATATACAAAAACGTACTTCCATCGTTATGTTTGACTGAGCATCAAGCTGACCCTCCTTTTAATTGGAAGACCTTTAAAGGAACTTTTCACGAGTATCCTTTTGCATATGGTAGTCCTGTTCAAGGCGGTATTAGACCGATATTCTTTTTTGATTACGGTCCTACCATGATATCAAACAAGAGTAGAAAAGACTATCAGTTTTATATCGATAGCAACAGCTACTATAATCAGTTTGGTTTTACTTTGGGTGGAGAAATAAACCCTCCATTATTCCCAGCTCTTAGTCTTCCAAACACTCCGCACGTTACACCTAATTTCAGAAGGTGTTGGTATTCTGGAGAAATTTTAGGTCCAAACCCAACCTATCCTGCTAATTATTATAATAAAATTGAAAACCTTGGATATCCAGATTTTGAATTTAGGGGTAGTGTAGAATTTCACAACATAACTCCTCTTTACTATTATGGAGAGGATGCAAATCCAACGTCCCTTCCTAGTAGCGGTCAAAATATGAACGGAGGGTTTACTGGGGGTGATCACGGAAAGCCATTTGGGACTCTTGTAAGATTGGCAAACGAACAGCTTACTAGAATAATGGCAGAGCCTACGGCTCTAAAGTATCGTAATGCTGTTTATAGATATTACCCATTTTGGGTAAACAGAAGGATTCTTTCTATATACGCTCCAGACTTATTGCTAGGGCAGTCAAATGTTGCACCTGCTGCAAAACTTCATGTATTTGGGGAGTACAGGGTTTCAAAATTTCACCAAGGTGATTTTGTAAATGGACTATTTGTAAATGATGCCGTTGTTCCTTCTGGTTACACAGAGTATGGTGCTGAAAATTTTGGAACTACCTATGATGAATATGAAGTACAAAGCACCCATGAAATAGGAGATGGGGGTTCGGACTCTATATATCCTGATGCTAAGTTCCGAAAAGGATATAGCGCACATGCTAGAAATTGGGAGGGTTCAGGGGCTGGAGACTTAGACAGCCAACCATATGCTAGATATGAAAATCTTTGGCAAAACAAAGGCGGTTTAGTAATTAGGGTTGATGGAGATTCTGATTTAGATTTAAGAGACCAACTTACTGGTGTTAAATCTCCAAATAAGAATACTGATTACGGAGTTTACTACATACACTTATTTCAAGAAAACAGAGGTAAGTATGGTGCTACCGGAGATTCTATTTACATTGATACTGGAAAATCTTTTAGAGTTGATCAGCTTTCTTTTGACGTAAATGGTTTAGTAGAAAAAGACCAACTAAAAATATTTGGAGGAGATACCTTCACTCAGTCATTTTATTTAGGTGCTAGAAGAGTTAATGGCAACTTAGCAGAAGGCGGTTGGAATACAGATGATTTTTCTGGAACAGAGGGTCCAGGATGGGGTGGTGGAATGAAGTTCTATTCTCAAAATAGGATTAACGCTCAGATGAGAACTGACGATGCTGACGCTTTCTTATATCCTTCAGACGTAACTAATCAAGGAACTTGGCTTCAAGACTATGAAGCGGGATTTGGATTTAACTTTAGATACAATCCATCATATACTCCAGAAAACGGAATCCTTTCTTACAATTCTATAAACGATAGACTTCTTAAACAACAGACAGACCTACCGTCTAGAATAGATTACAGTCAGAAGTATGAACAGCAAACGCTTGATGACAAGAATCAATCTTTCCTTCCGTTAAACTTCAAGGACATAGACCAAACATTCGGTGAGATTATTTCACACAAGAATGTCAATGGAGAGTTATTTACATTACAGCCTAGAAAGTTCCAAGCTCAGTACTTCCACGCAACAGGTCAACTACAGACAGATGTCGCGGAGGGGTTGAACATAGTTATCGGTGACGGTGCTGTTTTATCAAGAGACGGGCAGACTCTTTCTGCCTACGGAACACAGCATAAGTGGTCTGTAATAAAGGGCAGAAGTCCAGGCGGTAAAGATGTTCTATACTGGTTTAATCAAGAGTCCAAGTTAATTATGAGGTTTGGTGCTGATGGAACTGTGGTGCTTTCGGATGTAAAGGGTCTTAGATCATTTTTAGAAAATGATGCAAGATGGACGGAAGGCAAAGACACACCTTATGTGGGAGATGGAGTAAGAGTTGTATGGGATGACGAGTACAAGGAGGCTATTTGGACTTGGAGGGGTGTAAGGAAAGTTGGAGGATGGGTTTCAAACGAAGCCGAAAGAGTTCCTATTGGAACACCACCACAACCTATAATTCAAGTAGAGTATATTGTAGGTCAAGTAGTCAGTAATCCTAACGCACCATCGGATACATTTGATAATATACCAAGACTATACAGGTGTACCGTAACTCATAGCAACACTAATAATTACGAGCCTGGTGTAGGAGTATCTTGGGAACAAGTATGGGAACAGATTCCATACGAAGATGAAGAGTATTATACTTGGTTCACACTTGCATTTAATGAGATGACAAACGGATTCTCTTCGTTCTACTCTCACCATCCTAAGATTTACTTCCCTTGGAAGAATAAGTTCTTATCTGCACATCCTACTCAGGAGCAAAAGATATACGAGCATAGGAAGGGGGAATACACTACATGGTACACCACTCAAGTGGAAGGTGAAAGACCTGTTGAGTTGTCTGAGGACGCTTACATTGAGGGTGTAGTAAACTATCTACCAGAGTCAAGCAAGAAGTTTGTAGCCACACAAGTTATAAGTGACAATGAGCCTGATAGAATGGACTTTAAAACACTTAATCAAGAGAGTTTCTTGAACATTGGTGAGTTTGATGACCACGATGACCATTGGAGGTCTCCGATAAAGAATGACTCAACTGTAAGTGGCAACCCTTCCGGAGACACAAAATCATTAATGGGAGACTTTATAAAAGTTAAGTTTTTCTTTACAAAAAAGACCTACAATAGGCTATACAACTTTGTTGTGAAGCTAAGAGAAAGATTAAGAATCTATAGAAGTTAAGTATATTTGTAAATAGAGTAAAATGGCGGAAACATCAGGTAGTTCATCAGGTAGTTCATCAGGCGGTGATTCAGGAGGCGGAGGAAACTTTGCAGGTTGGATTGGTACAATAGTACAAGGGGTAACAGGAGGCATCCAAATGGGTGTCGCAATGGATTCGTTATCTAGACTACCCGGTTACAAACAATACTCAACAGGCGCAGACTTAGAGACAGCCACTTTGATGGCACGTAGGGCTGCACAGCAGGGAATGTCTCCTGCTGAAAGGGCTGTAGCAGAACAACAAATCGGAACTGCTCAAAGCAGAACACAACGTGCGATGGAACAGAGAGGCTTGGGTAACCTAGCCGCTGCTGTGTCTCAGATAAGAACTACTGAGGCAATGAATCAGCTTGCTGCACAGAACGCACAGATTAAACGTCAAAGCCTTGGGCAGTATTCTCAACTTGCAGGTCAAATTCAAGCCATAGAAAGTCAGAACATTCAGTCGTTTAATCAAATGTTAATGTCTCAACAAACAGCTCTAGGTCAAGCTGCACAAGCAGGTTTTAAAAACCTTGCAGGTACTGGGGCTTCAATTGCAGAGGCTACTGAAGGACAAGGTGTTATGGATAAGCAGACTTATTCAGATGATCAAATTCTTCAAATAGAGCAAATGAAGCAGAACAGACCAATGGAGAGAACTCCTGATTCAACTATAATGAAGATGTCAGATTCTGATTTACAGGATCAAATGCAAAACCAATTTTTTACGGGAGAAGCAGCAGCTAGGACATCACCGGAATATCAAGCTGGATTAATGCCTCAAATGGATTTCAATGCTAATAATTACTTTGGCGATATGGGATATACCGAACCAACATTTGTTGGTGGGGGGCAAAATGCTCCATTTTTTGATACTACTTCTACGGGGGCAATGGCTCCGGGTGGTGTTGACGCAGGAACATATACACACGTATTTGAAGAATAATCATGGCAAAAGGACCCTTTGGTAACCCACTAAGTACTGGTATTGCATTGAACTTTGAGGTCGATATGACCCCATATCGTGATATGCATGCTAGGAAGATGAAGAAGCTTGACGATCAGAAGAAAGAAGAAAAAAAGAAAGAACAGGAGTTTAAAAACATACTCAAGAATCTAGCATATGATGATTCTAAGATTCACGAAAGAATGCGTGGAAAAGCTAAAACAGCATATGCCGGGGCGATAAACGACATGATGGGTATGAGGGGAACGGGAGATTACGGGGCTATGATGCAAACGGCTGCTTCCCTTGAAAGTGAGCTTAATTACTATCGTGATGTAACAAGAGATTTTGATGCATACGACAAACAAGACAGAACTAAAAATTATGTTGACCAGGGATACATAGATGCTTTTAATAATGTTGCTGGTATTTCTGATGCTGAATTAGCAGACAGATATCAGAACATAGTTAATGTTGATGATAAACGAGGTGGTTTGTTTTCTTCTAAAGTTAGAAGGTTAAATGATGTTGATTTTGTAAACAAAGCAATACAAGGTCTTCCTGATAGATTTAGAAGAGATGCTGATGGCAATGTTGTTAAAGGTGAATACAATCCTCAAACAGGGAAGTACTTCTTTGACATGGAGAAAATCGCTGACAAAGAAGGATTTAAAAACGCATTAGCTGAGAGGTATGTGATGGAAACTGGTCAAGAAGGAATTGGACATTTGTCTCAAATCTTCGGTCTTTCGGCAGATGATTTTGAGGGCACGAATAAACCTCAAGTGTATGCAAGGCAAAGAATTGACCAACTACTTCCTTCGGAAAAGCTAGAGGCTACAGAAAAGATTATTAGTCAACCAACCGAATCAAGTGCAGGTAAGGGTACTAGATTTGAAGATAAGTTTAAAGTAGACTTTATTGATTACCAAAGAGATTTCGAACAAGCGTCAGGTATTACTGATGAAAGAATTTTTGGAATGCAATTAAACACCATAGTAGACCCTAAATCAAGGGCTAAAGGGGGGGTTGCTAAGAGAGTTACTCTTAGTGATGGTTTTAGGTCTATAGGAGGTGCAGCTTTTAAGCCAACTCCGAAAAAAGGATTTTCAAGAAAGAAAATGGAAGCGATTGTTGATGGAATTTATGCTAAAGGAAAAGACAACACTATTTATCTGGGGTACACTTATCCGGACAAACGTGGAGATATAGAGGAAGTAGTTTTTCATATTGAGCCTATCATAAAACCAACTTTTGAGGACCAAGGAGTTATTCAATTTGTAAGGGCTTCAGGAATGTCTAAGGGTCAATTTAAGGCATACTACAACCAAGTTGCAGAGTCGGCAGGTATGCCTTTATGGAAAGACGGGAGTGATAGTGGTAAGCCGGCAAGAAGAACAGAGATAAATGAATCTGAAATAGCAGAAATAGCACGACAGAAAGGCTATCCTGAAGCAGAATACAGACAACTTCTACTAGATAACGGAATTAAAATAATACCATAATATGGGTTTTGAAGGCACAGTAAGTTACGATGAGTTTGGCATTCCAATTAAATCAAAAGCTGAAGAAGTAGCTGTTGATGAGTTTGGCATTCCAATAAAAAAAAAAGAAGAGACCGAAGTTTCCAAATCCCCTTCACAAGATGGAGAATCAGAATTTACAGAGCCTGAGACAGGAGTAGATGAGTATGGAAACGAAGTAAGTTTACGCCCTGGTTCTGAAGAACAAAAACCCTTCTATGCTCTTGATGAAGAAAAGTACAGGGCAGAAAAAGATTCTGAAGAAGAAGAGGTTGAGCCTACCGGACCTACCGGAGCTACCGGAGCTGATGGTGCTTATCAAGATGAGGGCGCATATGGTGTTGCCGTCACCCCAACTGGTGCTGCTGTAGATTTAGACCAGCCTTATTATAGGGAACAAGATAAGATTAGACGAGAAGTAGCAAGTAATCAATCCGTTTTTGGTATTGATAAGCCAGACGAAGATCTTCGTAATTACACTGCTATACCTTTACCTGTAGACGTTGAAAGTAATGAAGATGTAAAAGGCTATTTGAGTTCTCAGGTTGGTGATGTTCAAAACCTAGTAAATAGGGCATTATTAAACCCACAAGAATATGGGTATCCTGAAAGACTATCGTCTGCAAGCGAAGAAGACATTCAGACTCTTGTAAATGAGATGTGGAAATTTTCATCTCCTAAATTTGAGTCTTCCTCTGTTTCAGGACAGACACCATATGGGGTTTCCGTAGAGACCGAAACACAACCACTTCCTTTAGATTCTCAAGGAGATAACTTTATAAACCTTGACGAGTCTTACTTCAGGAATGTAGCAAGAAAGGCTATTGATGATTACACTAGTTTATTTGAAGCTAATAGGAATAATGAAATTTTAGAGGAGTCTGTTAGATATTACTATGATAACGGCTATGCTCCAGAGGCAATAATGGGATCCTTATACAGAGATCTTTCATTGCAGGATGTCGAAAAAATGCCCCAAGAAGAAAGGGATTTGTATGATAACGTTGTAGAGCTAAAGAATATATCAGAACAACTAAACTCTTCTTCAAAACAATCTACAAAGAACGCAGGGCTTCAAACAAGGTACAATGACCTATTGTTAAAAAACAAAAGTCTAAGAAACACAATAGGAAAAGATAGAAAGCCTCTTTACAACATGCTTACAGGTAAACCTGTTGATAAGCTTGATGGCAATTCAATGAACCTGTCATTTGCAATAGAAGATGCAAAGGAGAAGCTTACGTATGAAGATAATATAGAAGACTTATACATTAAAGCTTCTTTGGCTTCTAATGAGAATATAAGTTATGGTCTAAAAACCAAGAAAGACATTAAGATACCATTGTCTGATATAGACTCTAGGGCTGCAATAAATTACTTGGAATCAAAAGGATACAAGAGAAAAAGTGCTGGTTACAGAGTTGTCGGATTTGATCAGGTTTCTCTTTCTGACGTAGCTAACTTTAGCGTAAGAGGATCAATTAATGAAGAATTATCTGAAGAGGCAGAAAGGTGGCTAGACAGGAATACTGATTTAATGGTTGACAGGATAGCCGCAAGAGATATGTCGTTGCTCAATTTAGACCCAGGTAAGTACAGAAAAGAACAAATTACACTGCCTATTTTGGGTGATATATACCCAACAAGGATGGCAGAAGTTATTGGAGAGGAAGTTCTTCCTAAAGGGATGACTGAAGAGATAGGGCTGTCTGATGTAAAACTTGTGGATAGCGCAATAAGACAACTCAAAAATAGCGGAATTAGTCTTACGGAAAAACAAGAAGAAAACGCAGAGAGAACTTTCGGATTAGAAGTTCAAGAAGGAGTGTCGGCTTTCGCCCCAATGTTGGTTGAACTGGCGGTGTTGAATAAAGCCGCTGGAGCGTTAAAGGTGGCTAGTGGATTAGACAAAGTACTTAAAGCGTATAAAGCAGGGAACAAATTTCAAAGGGGTACAGCAATATTAGCAGATGCCATTATTGAAGAGGGGACTATGCAGGTTGCCGGATTACAGCCCGGTGCTGGAGCTTCTTTTAGCATTATGGGTAATCGCCTTAGAAAGTATGGATTAGATAAGTTTCCTCTTAAATTTAAGGGGGAATTTGCTAGGATAAACAAGCTTGCAGATAGCGTGTGGAGCAATTCAATGACGGGTGCTGTTACCATGGAGTTTGCCTCTAATGTAGAAGCTGCTATAGAGGACATTATGGGTGGAGAAACTATGCAGAACCACTTTGAGCAGAATTATTCAGATTTATCTGAAGTTGGTAAAAGAGGCTTAGTAAATGCCTTTGTATTTAACATAATTGGAGGTAGAGGTTTAGTCGGAAAAGGTAAATCCGGATTCAGAATAAGAAGAATGGAGGAGGCTCGTGATGAGCTTCAACGTAAGGGACATAATTCAGAAGCTAAAGAATTAACAAATTACATAAACCAATACTACGCAGGTAAGCCGGGCAAATCTCAGAATCTTTCATACAACGATATGAAATTATTCGTTGATAATATGCCTGAAAACGAATCTCAAACATTTACAGTTTCATCTCTTGAAGAGGTTCCTGAAGAATTTAGAGATAGAGTAAAAAGAGAACTAGAAGTTGAGAGGGAAGTTGATAGAACTTTCTTAGGTATTCCTTTGGGCAAAAAAACAACTAAAGAGGGAATTGCATATTCTTACGAAGTTACAGGCAAAGAAATGCGTGAGTACTTGAGTAAGACACAAGGAGAAAAAACTGATTCTGAGTTTAAAGACGATTTCAACAAATCCGAAAGAGAAGTAATGCGTAGGGAGTCTGTAGAAAAAGAGCCTACCGCTGAACCAAAACCGGAACCACCAAAAGAACAAAAAGATGATACGAAAACTACCGAACAAAAAACAAATCTCAGAGAAATAACAAGCGAGGAAAGAAAAGAAAGCGTGTTGCCTGAACATGACAACTTAGGTATGTCAGATAAAAAATTCAAGCTGAAAAATGAATCATCCTTTGGGGATAAAGGATCTGTTGGAGTGTATGTAGATCCAGCTAATGGGTCAGAGGATGTGTTTATGGTTATCCCTGACAGAACTGATGACTCAAATTATATTGGGTATAAAAGAGTTTACGAAAACGGAAAGCCAACAAATAAGTTTTCTATAAAAGCAGAAATGTCAAACTCTAAAAAGGGTGACACAAAAAAATCTTTTCAAGCCGTATCAGAAGCACTCCCCGAAGGTCATGTTTTAATTGAAACAGAAAATATATCTTCAGATGGGTTGATTCTTTGGTCTAATCAAATAAAAAACAACTACTCACCTACTGGCAACGTGTTTGAGGTAGGCGTTAATTTAGAGGGTAAGAAAGTAGTATTGGGAGGTACACGAAGTACGGGAAGTTTCTCAAAGGGCAATTTTACGGAAGAAGAGTCGGTAAAGGCTGAAAAAGAACTTAATAAACTTATTGAAAATATAGAGGGGGCAAAGGTTGTTAGAAAAAAAATATCACCACCTGGAACGCCTAATCTATACCACTTTAGATTAACGCTTCCTGAACTAAAAATAGATGATACGAAAACTACCGAACAAAAACTTGTGGAGGCTGGTGAGCAAGTCAGGGAAGAACCTGGGCGAGTTCAAGAGCCGGAAAGCGGCAGAGAAGAGGGAGAGACAAGTGATGTACTTCAAAAACAAGAAGAAGTAGATATTGAAGGAGTAGAAGGAAAAAAGGTAACCATTTCCGAAGACCATCCTATAGACGAGTTAAATCTCGATCCTGATAGGTTTCAGTACAAGGTAGAAGGCTTAGAGGAAACAGGAGCTACAGGCTCACTAAAAGGGGTAAGACAATTTAACAAAGAACTAGCAGGAGTTGTTTTAGCTTGGAAAGACCCAGCAGATGGCAAGACTTATGTTGTTAACGGGCATAATAGGGTTAATCTAGCAAAACAAACTGGTACAGATGTTATTGATATACGATATATAGAAGCTGATAACGCTCAAGAAGCTAGAGCTTTAGGAGCTTTAACAAACATAGCTGAAGGCAAAGGAACAGCTTTAGATGCTGCTAAATATTTTAGAGACACTGAAACCACAAAACAAGAATTAGAAGATTTAGGGCTACGCATAACAGATAAAATTGCTAACGATGGAATATCTTTATCTAATCTTAGTGATAGACTTTTTGATTTAGTGGCTCAAGGAAAGGTAACAAAAGAAAGGGGAGTAATCATTGGTGGTAAGATAACAAGCAAAGACGTTCAGGAGCAGGTGTATAAGATGATTACACCAAAAATGACCAATAAGCATTTATCTGAGATAGCAGACATGGCTGAAACTGCTCCAAAAGAAACAGCCACAGAGCAGACTCTTTTTGGAGAAACGGAAACTGAGAAAGCAGCTATAATTGAAAAAGCAAAGTTACTGTCTGATATACGTTCTAAATTAGTTCGTGATAAAAACATTTTTGGTAACGCAGCTAAAAATGCGGAGAGATTAGAAGAAGCTGGAAATAAAATAGCTATAGAAGAAAGTGCCGACATTAGTAAAGAAGCAGCAACAGTTCTTGGTGTGTTTGATGCTATTAAAAACACAACACCGGAAATAACACAAATAATTAATAACACGGTCAAGGAATTAAAAGATGAGAAATCAAGAAAAAAGAGAAAAGAGCTTACAGAGTCAGCTTACTCAAGAATCAAGGAAGCCATACCAGCCGCTATCAAAGGAGTCGAAAGAAGTAGTGTCCAAAGAGGTGAAGAAGTACCTAAAGATACTGGAGTCGCTAGGGCTGAGAAAGCCGAACCAAAAAAAGTAACTAAGGAAAAGCCAACTGAATCAGAGATTGAACTAGCTCAAGACCTTCTTAGTGAAATAGAAGCTGAGAAAAAAACCAAAGATACCACACCAAAAACTGAACCTGCACCAAAAGAGGCTGCTCCTGATGCTAAAACTCAACCCAACGAGCTTTATAAAAAAGTTACGGCTGTTGAGGGTGACCTTAAAGAAACAGAGTATCAGATACAAGGAAATTCTGATGTTATAAAGAAACGTGGAGGAATTAAAAACAAAAAAGGGGAAGAAACATTTGACAACGGACCAAATACCTTTGAATCAAGATTTAAAGATAAGTTTCGTGTTAAAGATCCTGCTTTTGGAGATGCAAGAAATTTAGCAAGAGCAAAGGGCGCAGGGACTACGGGTAAGGTTGTTTCGGACATTAAAACAATTGACGGTAAGAGGTTCCTAAGGCTTGCGTTTAATGGAGGAGACACAAGAGGAGGAGCAGCCGCAGGGGTAACCATAAAAATACCTGAAGGTGTTGATGTAAAAGTATTTAGCGGCATACATAAGAAAGCGTTTCAAGAGGCAATAGATAAAAATATTGCAGACCCAAAAAACAATGAATACGACAAGGCATATTCTACGTATGACTTTATTATGAAAGAGAAGCAGATAATGGCTGACATGAACAAAGCCAAATCTGCTCAAATTTCTAAAATAAAAAAATCCAATGAACCTGTTCCCGTTAAGGAGAAGCCAGTAACTACCCCTAAAGCAGAGCCTTCCGCACCTAAGATAACTTCAAATGTATCTCTTGGTGTAAGGGGGACTTTGTTTGAACCAGATAGACCTCTTATTGATAAAGGTGATAAACCAGCTAGACAAATTGATCATATAGATGAATTTGGCGAAGAATATAGAGAATACTACCCAGCATTTGCCTGGGGACCAGAGTATGGTCCATATAACAAAACCAAAAATGGAGATATATCTTCACACGTATGGTCAAATATTGCAGGTAAACCAACCTTAATTCTTGGTGTTGTGGGTCCAGAAATGAGAGAGGTTGGAAGACCGTCTTCTGTAGGAACGGTTTTTACTTTTGAAACCGTAGCTGATGCTAGAAAAGCTCAACCTAAAATAGAGCAAGACTTTAGAAAATTACTTAAAAGATTTGAAGATAAGCTTAAAGAAGGTCCTAAAGGTTTCGCCCTGCAAGAAGATGTTGCTCCTGTTATACATAAATGGGCTACGCAATACACAAAACGAAATAACGAACCTGCTCCTAAAGGAGATGTGCCTCAATTTAGAAAGGCAAAGCCCAAAAAGCTAAAGTGGACTAAGACCGTGGAGAAGTCTATGGCTAGTTCTCCAATTTCAAAGAGAGATGAAACTCTTAGAAAAGCAGTTGTTGATTTAGTTGAGGGTAAGTTGACAATGAATGAATTTAGGGAAATTCAGGACAGAGTTTCTCCAACAGGACCAATCGAAACATTCTTCGGTGCTATAACAGAAGCCAGAGCAAAAAGAGCTTTGAGAAAGACGCAAGCTGAGAAGTACGGAGACTTCTCTCAGCTAAAAGAAGGTGATTTTGTAGAGGGAAGACTTGATATTCCAGCATACTTAGCTAAAAATGCATGGATAGATTCCATACACGAATACAGCAAGGCAACAGGTAGAGCAGGTAAGCCAATATCATACTTACCTGCAATGTACTTTTCGGGAGGGAAAGATGGAAAGGTTGTGTTTTCTACAGACCCAAGAGATGCCATCAACATAGCTTCTGGTGCTATTCCAAAGTCAACCATAGCCAGAGTTCAGGGCAACTATAAAAAAGTCCCTGGGGAATGGAATACAATGGATGAAATGGGTAAAGCTGCTGAGAAGTTTTTTGAGCAGGAAATATTCAATAATCCAGAATGGAGGCAAATGGGTATGAATCCATTTAGAAGGTCTGATTTTTGGGATAGAGAAAACGGAAGAAGTGTTGAAAGTGCCGATGAAGTTTTTATGATCGGAGGTCTTGTGTATGGAAAGAACATTGAGTACTCTACCAAATCAAAACTGTTAGAAGATCAAGGAATTGCACTTGAAGGTGCTTTTGGGGTTTCTCAGATAAAATACATTTCTGTTCCAAATCAAATAACAAAAGAGGGATTGTTCAAACAGTCTGAGTTGGACGATATTGAATCAAAGACTCCGGAGTTATATCAGGAAATAATAGACCGTAAAACTGTAAACAGAGATGGAAAAATAAAGTACACTCTAAACATGGTCAATCCTGATGGCAGTAAAGGTGGTCTAAAAATATTAGAAGAAAACCATCCTGACATATACAAAAGGGTTAAGCCTCTGTTTACCACATTTGTTGGAAAAGGAACTTCTCCTCTACTTGATTCTGAAGGGAACGTAGTAAAGTTTAGTAAACTGCCTATTGATAAGGAGGGTGTTGAAGCAAGAAAGACTGATGAGACTGTCTCTAATGTGATTGACAACATGAATAGTGTTGAACTCGTCAACGAAGGTGTTGAAGTAGGTAAGCCGAAAACCACTGACAAAAAGATAGACGTTAAGGCTCTCAACAAAAGGGTTGCGAAGCCATACGAGATTGTAAAATGGGAAGACTTTGAAGGGCTTCCTTTTGTGTTTACTATAACCGATGCCCTTACAACTGGAAATACAAAAAACCCCAACACAGGAAACACCATAAAAAACCTTTACGGTGGAATCGGATTTACAAACAGCAAGGGCAATTTAGGAGAAAACGCATGGGCAAGCGTAACTCCAACAGTTAGCGGTAAGTACATTGCAAACGCCTTAGAAGTATACGAAAACAACAAGGAACAACTTGATAGGTGGTGGGCTGATAATCCTGAGTACAACGGTCTTGTTCCTATGGCGGTTGTTAAGATGGGTCCAGACGGAATAGTTTCCAACGAGGCATTGTTCCGGGTAGCTAATGATAATATAAAGACTCACATCCCACCAGCCAATAGAAAGGCTGCGTTAACAGCCCTTGTGGGTACTGTAAATGCAAGAATAGCTCAATTAGAAGAGGCTGTCAATAAAGGCAGAACATTAAAATCTTTAGCAAACGAAAAAGCAGGTGAAAAAGTAGAAGGAGGCAAAGCCACTAAGAAAAACATAGAGAGCTACGAAAAGCAAATAGGTCAAAACAAAGCCATACTGGATGTTGTAAAGAAAAATAAGATAACCAAAATTGACGGACTTCTTGACACCCTTATGGAACTTCCTTTAGGGACAAGGGCTATCGTTTCTAAAAATGTATTCTATGGTGACTTTAAGGCTGAGAAGCCTGGTAAACCAGGAAAGGATGTGGCAATAGCTTTATTGGAGGGGCTTGATGTTGATGCAAGAAAGTACATTAACATTAAGAGTCTAGCTGAAATAATAGAGGAAAAATCATTTAGTGACATACCTGACTCACACATTGTATCTATTGTAGGAGTTGACGTTCTAAACCCAAAAATAAACGTCACGACAAAAGGTAAACAGATTCTGCGAGAGGATATAAAAAGGTTCAATAAAGAGGGTAAAAAGGCTGAAGCAAAAAGGCTTCAAGAAATACTTGACAATGCAGGTAAAGCCATACATCCTAACTACCCATTTGCAGTACCCGGCAGATCCATCGGTATTCTTGAGTCTCCAGTTCACATGGGAGATGCTTTTGCTGAAGCATATGCAAGTGCATTAGCTATAGTCACCAAGAACGAAGCAGAACAAAAAGCAATAAAAGAAGCTTCTGCTTTAAAACAAGGAATACCGGTTCAAATGGGACTTCCAAACAAAGCTTTTAGAGGTGCTATTGCAAGAACCAAATCAACTGAAGTTGACAAACTAATCAGTTTTGCAAACAGGGCTTTCCCTTCTGCAAATGTATTTACATCTCCAGAAGCTTGGGAAAGGATTATGAATCGTCCTAATGTCCGAAAAAGGGTTGTTGACGGAGAGACTGTGTATGGACTTACAATCCAGGGGGATATTTATCTCAACCCCAAGTTCAAGGAGTTCAACACACCTATTCACGAGTACGGTCACCTTTGGGGGGACATGATTGAGGCTGACAACCCTGCTTTATTTAATAAAGGTAAGGAGCTTGTAAAGCAAACAGAAGCTTACAAGAGAAACCTGAAAGAGTCAGAGGAAGTTTACGGTAAAGGAACCAGAGAAGCCGAGATGGATGCTGTTAAAGAAACAATGGCAGAACTTATAGGTGATAAGGGTGAGAAAATAGCCAACGAAAGTGTAAAACAAGGTTGGAAAGAATGGTTACTTGGTCTTTGGAAATACTTGCAGTCTAAGTTTCCAAACCTTAAATCATTGACATTAAAGGACATAGAGAACCTTACACTTGACCAATTCCTTGGAGGTGCTTTGAGAGACATTATGTCTGGTAAAGAAATAACTTTTAAGAAGTCTAAGAATAAGTCTCCTATGAAGAGGAGTGCAAAGGGTGCTAACGAAAATATTTTTGCAGAAAATATTGAAGCAGCTTTAGCAAAAGGCGCATCTCTTGAAGCAATAAAGGAAGCGTACAAACGAAAAATAAGACAGGAAAATGTTGGCAATCCTGCTGAAATATCAAGGCTTACAGTTGAGCTTGAAAAGGCTATTGCTCAGTTCAGCAAAAAGCCATTGGTTGGAAAGAACACACCGACAGACCTACAAGATAAGCTTGGTATTGAGTTTAAAGATGGCAACAAGTTAGAGGTTAACAGAAAAACTCTTTCTTCTTGGGTAAACAACACATTTAAGAAAGGTTATTCAGCCGGAGCCAAAGACGAGAGAACCAAAAAGGCTGAAATCAATCGTGTTAAAAAGAGCATTGAAAATCAGATTGCATCGCTATTGAATACAATGGTCAAAGCTCAAGGAAAGGGATTAATATCAACTCAAAAAAGTCTTGCTATAGTCAATAAGTTCAGGAAGACAAACCTGTTGAATCCAGATTCAGTCGAAAGATTTGTATCATACTTTGATAATGCGCTTACAAAAGCTGGCTATGTAAAGAAAATAGCTGAAGCAAACGATTTAAGAAAAAAGATTCGATCAAAGCAAAAAGACGAAAAGGTAGATGTTGCCTTAACAGACGTTGCAAAGAAGTTTACAAAAATAGACCCAAACAAGCTGTCTGACATAGATGAATACATCGAAATAGCTAAGAGTGTATTAAATGGTGTAAGTAAATCAAAAGCGGGAAAAGACGGTATTAACTGGAGGTCTGCTTTTGACATAGACAAAGTAAATAACTACTTGGAATCAAAGTTAAAAGACCAAGAGGAAGAAGCTTTGTCAAGGATGGAAGAGAAGTTTATGAAAACGTTTGGCATTGACCCTGAAGGTAAGTTCACCAGACAACAGATGATGGAGGCTCTGAAACAAATAAAGGACGAGTCTCTTGATAGAGCCAAGGAAACCAAAATAAGAACGGAAGCAGTTAATGTCTTTAACACATACAAGGCAATAATTGAAAGAATGCTTTCAGATAAAGAAGACCCGTTTTCTTTTCCAAAGACAGGTATTCCAAGTGTTGACCGAAACACAGAGAAGCTAATTACAAGGTTCGTAAACATGGACCCGAAAAGGCTTGAGATTACTGATTTGATTCAAGCCGTAGATGCCCTGAATAATTTCTTGGTTAATCAAACAACCGGAGGTCTTGAGAAGATTGTAAGTAGATACGAAGGAGCTACGGGAGTGGAAAGCCTGGTTTTAAAGAAAAAGATAAAAGCAATTCCGATTAGACTTGGAAGCAAGTTTATAGGTAGAGCAGTAACTGAGAAGATATCTACAATCCCGGTGATGCTTGAGCAAATGTTTGTTGGTTCAAGAAAAGCTTTAGTTGTTGCAGAAACCTCCGGTTATAGCGATATCTCTGAGGGCAATGCTGCTGCTCTTAAAAACACAGAGAAGGTAAGAGACTTATACATAGACAAGTTCAAAAACAAAAAACCTAATGGAGAAAAATTCTCTAGCGCAGCCAATATAACGGAAAGAGGAATGCTTGCCTTTATGATGAGGTCTACATTAGACAACAATCCTGATAAAATACAGGACACGTTTGATCGAAGAAAAAACCTTATGAAGGAAAACATAGAGGTTTTAAAAGAAGCTATGGGACCAGAGGGCAGTAGAAACAAGACAAATGAAAAGCTGTATGATCTTTACAAAGAAGCATACGACAAAATCCTTGAGGGTTCCGACAATATTTCCGAGGTACAATCAAAAACAGACCCAATTAACAAACAAGCCGTTGATTTTTGGGTTGTAGAGTTCAATAAGATACTCCCTAATTTACAAGCAGTTTCTACAAACATCTACAACAGTGAGCTTGTATTAGAGAAATATTACAATCCTGATATTTACAGGACATTAGAACGTACAGGTGGGCAACAATTAGAGTATGATGAATCAAAAGGGTCTTTCAATGATTTAACATCGGGCATTTACGAAAAGAAGAGTCCAATGATGATTCGGGTTAAAAAGCCAACTAGATTGCCTAAAGAAAGGTACATAAGCCTTGAATTTGATTTGAATAATATTCACGCTTATGAAGCTGCTTTGGTTGACATCAACACTGCCACCGGTATCCAGGTATATTCTGGGTTTGTAAACAACAAAGCGTTCTTTAATAAGCTTATCGAAGACCCAAGGGATAGGACTTTGTTCCGGACACGTATGGAACAATACATGCGAGACATAAGAAACAAGAACTACATTAACGACCCTTACGGCAGAAAAGTGGTGGAATGGACTGACTTTATATCTAGGGTTGGTACTACACAAGCTCTGGGGGGATTAACTCAGGCTCCTAAACAGTTTATTCCTGTAATGGTAAACACTGCCATAAATGCTGGTACTTTAGATTTGAATGTCTCAACATTGTTTAACCCTGATGTCATTGAGGCTATCGCAAATTCAGGGATGCCAATCGCTAATAGAGGAATAAGGTCTCAGACCCAAATAGAGGGGATGAGAAAACAGCTAAGAAATCTAGCTGCTTTCGAAGGAAACAAAGCAGAAAAAGCTGTAAAAAATATACAGGATTTCTGGCTTGAGACGTTCCTGAAAAAGCCTGATGTGTTGGCGGCACAATCATCTTTTATCACTTACTATAAAAAAGAGCTTAAAAGGCTTGGTTACGATATAAGTGACATTCAATGGAAAGACCATAAATGGAATAAGAAAGCTGCTAGATATGCTCAACAAATGGTTGATCGCCAGCAAAATGTATCGGACCCGGAAATGATGGGGACATTCCTTACTTCTAAGGAAACAACCAATATTTTTCTCAGAAAGGTCTTTATACCATTTCAGTCTTTTGTTTTGAATCAGAAGTCTAGAATGTATGCTGATTTAACCGTGTTGAATAAGGGAGGTTCTAATGAAGATAAAGAAGCAGCAGCACGTTCTCTTGCAGGTTTACTAGCTGAATTAAGTATCTTTTACATGCTTGGCATTTGGTTTACGGAATTGTACGAAAAGGCTGGTAAATATATTGCTGGATCTTATGGGTTTGGAGAGAAAGAAGATGAGGATGAAATAGTCAGAAAGATGAACGAGGAGTATGACAACAGGGCTTGGTGGATGAAAACAGCAAGAAAGGTTTCTACCTCTTTAACCACAGATATAATCTCTCCTTTCCCCCTTGTAGATGACCCTATAAAAATGGGAGTCAATGAGCTTATTGAATTGACAAAACCAGAGACATCTACTCCTTATGAAGAGTACAAAAAAGATTTGGAAAAACTCTCAGACCCAATTGGAAAGGAGAAGGCTGAATTAGCTCTTGGTTATTTAAAAGTTCAGATAGAATCCACGAGGGACATTTACCCGGAATCTTACAGATTGCAAATGCCTGTTTATGAAAAGCTTTTAAAAGAGTATGAAAATAACGACACAAAAAAATACTCAACAACTAGAAAAGAAGCTGAAAAGGCAATGAGAGACTTCCAACAAGGGGAAATACCTTTCTATTTGTATGAGCGTAGGACTGATGAACTTTTAAACTCACTTGGTGTGCTTGGAATAGGTGCTAAATCATTCACCAAAACTTTTGAGACATTCGACATGATTGACGGTGAGTTTGAAAAAGAGTACATGGGGACTAAAAACAAGATGAAGATTCAAGACCCGGACGGAAATCTACCTAAACTTATGATGGAAACTGGGGCAATTCAAATTGCAACTGCATTTTTTGGAGGAAAAGAAATCGCATCAGTTGCCGACAATGTGATTAAAGAAGTTAAAAAGGGCGCAAAAACTGAGGGTCAAATCAAAACCGAAAGAATAGAGGAGATAAAGAAATACATTCTTGAAGAGAGTGGTCGCGAAGATGATGTTCAAGATATATACAAGGAAATGTTACAGCTTTCTAAAGAAATATATTCAAAACCATTGATTGAACTCACAGACAAAGAGTTTAAAAGAATAGACGCAATGGTAGACTACTAAGCACGTTGTTACATCTCCTCAAAATTCCGTACCTTTGAGATATGCCGAAAGATGCATGCTATAAGAAGGTAAAAGCCAAGTATAAGGTTTTCCCTAGTGCAAGGGCATCTCAAGCTATAGCCAAGTGCCGAAAGAAAAAAGGCAAGGTTACAAAAAGTAAGAAGGGCGCAAGCCTGAAGAGATGGGATAAGGAAAAGTGGGTTGATACTCGTACCGGAAAGGCATGTGGTGCTGGAGGTAAAAATGAGTATTGCAGACCCACAAAGCGTGTTTCTAAAAAGACTCCGAAAACTAAGTCGGAAATGTCCAAGTCAGAACTCGCTAGGAAGAAGAGGGAGAAGAAGAAAGTGGGAATGGGTAAGAGAGTAAAACCTGTTAGAAGAAAAACGACTCGTGGCGGCAAAAAAAGGTAGTTGTAACGTAAGTAGGGCGAAATCCACTATGAAGCGTTTAGGAATCAAGGGTTTTAACAAGCCTAAGAGAACTCCTTCACACGCCAAGAAGAGTCACATCGTAATGGCTAAAGATGGTTGTAAGACCAAACTTATCCGTTTCGGTGAGCAGGGAGCATCAACTGCTGGCAAGCCAAAGAAAGGTGAGTCAGACAAGATGAAGAAGAAGAGGGCGAGTTTTAAAGCTCGTCACAGAGCGAATATTAAAAAAGGTAAAATGTCTGCCGCCTATTGGGCAAACAAAGTAAAATGGTAAGATATGGCTTACGGTAAAATGTACGGAAAGAAAAGCAAGCCCTCAATGAAGAAGGGTGGTGCTAAAAAGTCTAAGGCGTTTAAGCCACACATGATGTACAGCAAGGCTGGGAAAGGTGTTAAGGCTAACACAAAAGCACAACACTTGGCACTTAAAGCTAAAGGCTACACTCACACAAAGCCTAAAAAGAAGTAAGACATGGCAATTACTGCGATATCACACAGTGTATGTTTAGATTGTAGCGAAAACTCTTTCACTATCACCGGTACTAAAACAGGTGCTATAGGGGGGACTCCTGGCTCTACATTGTATGTTACAGATCCTAGCGGAAATCTTACCGAGTATGACGCAATGGACCTATATAACAATGGGACTCAAACCATTGCGGCTGGAACAACAAACATAACGGCTTCTAACTCTGTAAGTTCTGTAACCCTTGATTGGGGGACGGTAGCTATCAATACGACATACTCGTTTATATTCAGAACAATGATTAATGGGTATGTTCAAGATTACGTAATCAGCTATCTTTCTGATTCTACTGCCACCAACGCTGAAGTTGGAAATAATTTAGCTGATTTGCTAAATACAATTTCCCCCATTGTAAACATTCAAACCACAGCTTATAGTGGTTCTGGAAGTGCTATTACAATTACCGCAAACTCAGGAGTTTTCTTTGGAGTTGCTGACCTTAATAATCTTACATCTACATCTTCTACCCCAAACACTTCTACGACTACTGCAACATTTGCAGATGGAATCTATATCGTAAAGTGGGTTGTGACAGATAGTGGGGCTGCTAATCCATCTCCATCAATTACCAACTCTATCTTCCTATGTAACGTAGAGAAGTGTGTAAGAGAGAAAGCGTCCAAGGTAGACGTAGGTTGTGGGTGTTGCGGAAGCAGAGAGTCTGAGGAGGCTATGGATGCCATTCTATACTTGGAGGGAATCAAGTCTGCTGTTGCTTGTGGAAAACTAGAAAAAGCAAAGACCATACTAAGTGGTCTTGAAAATATTTGTAATAATGATTGTAAACACTGTTAATTATGGGATGTAATTCATGTTCAGACATAACTCTTCCGGGCGTTGCTGGATCACAAGGTGCAAGTGGAGAACAAGGGTCTCAAGGACCGATAGGTAACACCGGACCTGCTGGATCTTCTGTTTCTGTAATAGAAATAGACACATCAATAGTTGCTAGTAGAGAAAGTAATTACCCTACTAGCCCAAATAAGAGGGTGTCAATTCCGGCAGATACTTGGAAAGTTGTTGATGACATGGTTGAATTAGAATTGATGTTTCAAACAAGCGGAAAGTACACTCCTGGATCAGAACCATTTATGAAGGTTGAGTTAGGTGGTTTTCCCGTTAAAATCTATTGCGGAAACGTAAACAACGAGATTGCATTTAGATCAGACATGGCTATTAGGGGTGGTCAGAATCAGATTGTTAAAATGAAGATTCAACTTCCTATGACTGATGCTGGCAGTGTTATGCCAATCCTTGAGACATCTGTATATGCCGGAACGTCAGCAGGTACAGAAAAATTTAGTTTGGCTTATGACACATCTTCACCCATAAGTTCATCGTATGGTCGTTGTGATGCCACTACGGGTCTTACTTTAAATAGTTCAATTGACTTGGACGTTTATATGAAAGACACTTACTCTGGAGATAACCCACAGTCATTTAATATGATTTACTACAAGCTCCTCTCTTATAAGAAGATAACATGATTGAATCAAAAAATGTAATAGACCTGACCACAATAGCGTCAGGTACGATAAACATCCCTGTTGAGAACACTGTACCGCCAAGTTGCGTGTATGGTGATACTTCTAATTACTACAGGGTAACTGCGACTTCTGAGGTAACACTTACGGGTAACTTAACTTTTGCGGCATTAGGAACTCCTACTGCCAATACATTTGTTAAATTTTACTTTGAAAAGGCTATTATAGTAGGGTCTAACTCAGTTAACATTTTCGGAACGGACATAAATGCAATTGCAGGAGTAAGTTTGGCTGGTGAGTTGTTCGGAACTGGAGTTAATGATCCATTAACTGTAGACTGTTTGTATAATTCAACTACGGCATCGTGGTCTGTGTCAGTTAACGTAAATTTTGTAGCCCCAAGCACTCCGGTAATAACGTCTAAAATAAAAGACGCTGCTGTTACCACAGCCAAGATTGCCGATCTTAATGTAACAACCGGTAAGCTTGCTGCATCAGCAGTAACCCTAGCTAAAGTTCAAAACGTAGCTGCTAACTCTGTGTTGGTTAGAGACGCTAACTCTTCAGGGGTACTTACAGAAAAGGCTTTGGCTACCACACAGATTCTTATCGGTGACGGCACAGGCTTTACTGCTGCTGCACTTAGTGGGGATGTTACAATGACCAATGCAGGTGTTGTAACACTTGCGACTAACTCAGTTGTTACTGCTGACATTACAGATGCTAATGTTACCACAGCTAAACTTGCTGACGGTGCGGCTACTCTAGCAAAACTAGGAAGCACAGGAAAGCTTGCAAGTGCTTACGCTGATGTAGGTACTCCTGCATCAACAGTAGAAACGACATTGTTCACAACGACTCTTGCAGCATCTCAATTAGCTGCTGACGGAGAGTCTGTAAGGATGACCGCATATGGTGAAACTGCTGCGAATGCAAACACCAAAACTCTGAAGGTTTATTTAGCGTCAAGTGTTATCGCTCAAAACAGTACCACAACAGCACCTAATGGAAAAAACTGGAAAATTGTTGCTGACGTAACTAGGTCGGGAGCAACTTCTGCCGTAGAGCATGTTTCAATTGAATTTGATGGGGTAGCTGCTGAAATTGACGTAAGTAAAGTAGGAGCAACTTGGTCTAATGCTAATGATTTATTTGTTACTGGAACCAACGGAACAAGTGCTGCAAACGATATTATATTAAAACAAGTAATTGTAGAGTACATTAAATAATGTCTTTTCAGGTAATAAATAACGCTAATGATTTGCTCATCTATGATGTGACAAATGACAACGTAAACTATTACGCTAAATCAGGTCTTACGGTTAATGTGCTTGGAGGTGCTGTTACATTGACTTCCACAAACCCTGATGGTACAAGTCAGATTGTAATGTCTACAAGATACACAGACGTTACTGTTCCATCTTCAACAAGCGCATATGACTTAGCCACAAAAATATATGGCTATATTAATTCTTCTGGAGGTGCTATAAACTCAAAGCAAGTGATACTTACCTCCTCACAGATTCTTGCCTTAAATTCCACTCCAATTACTTTGGTTGATGGAATTGCTGGCGTAGAAATACAAGTGATTAGCGCAGCTATACACCTAAAGTTCAACTCCTCATCTTACTCCTCTCACACCACGCTTGCCATTGGAAGCACATCAAATCCAGACGGTCAAGCGTCTTTAAATTGTTTGGGGGCTAGTTCAGATGTGAGGGGAACGATGGCATTGCTTACGGACGGAACAACTTCCAACATGCATACTGGAGAAAATATCGTAGCAACTGTTGTTTCTGGAAACCCAAGCGGAGGAAACAGCGATGTTGTAGTTGATGTAACTTATAGGACTGTTAACATTCCATAATGAACTTCACTAGACAGAACATAAAAAACAGGACAGTACTCGCAAGGTGCTGCTATTCCGACATGATAATTGATATGATGGAAGCTTCAGCTAGTGGCGATACTGAGCTTTACAATTGCATAAAGAAGAAGGCTTGGATGCTACGCTACGCTATATCTCAGATGTGCGAGTATGAGTCTGACAATATTTTTGGGGCTAACATAGGGAGCGACCCTACGGCACAAGCTTATGTTGCCGTTAATACAACGACATTCCCAACTTCGGTAGCTGGAGCAACGACATTAACGTCATTAAAATTTAGTGGCGGCAAAGGTGTTTCAGGTGCGGTTGATATAGCTACACCAGGTCTATCACTTAGTACCGGTGTAGATAAGTATTACAATGTTGTTTCAAAACTATCTAAGAATATAAACTCTTACAGTAGAGCTAATAAATACACTGATGGTATTTATGATGTAAAGTCTAAAATAGATATTGCAGGAGTTAAAGCTGCTGCACCAGAACTCATAACAACTGTAACTTATGACAGAAGTAATTTTGGTGCTGCTGTGGCGGCTTCTATTATTTATTCTGATAGCGCAGGAACGGTTGTAACAACAACTTTAGATAGCGATACTGAAGCTCCAGCACCAACATCATCTTCTTTCACAAATAACATAGCAAGAAAATTCCTCAACCAAATGGATGAGTATTGTGGATGTCCATGTGGAGATAATTCAAACTTAACTAACGACACCCTTCCAAAATATATATAATGGCAACCTTAACATCAACACTACAATTGGTAAGTTCTGACGTAAGTTCAGATGCGTTATCAATTAACCAAACAAAAGCTCTTACAGTAACAAATCCTTCTGTAGACATAGCAAGACAATCTGTAGCCACTACAGGTCAGTTTAACATACTTACCACTGCGAACAGTAGCATCACATATGTTTATTTAAAAAACGCTGACGCAACTAACATCATCACAATAAAAGATGACGCTGGTAATTCTCACATGGACCTTGGTCCTGGCGAGATGGCTTTCTTTCCGGTAAAAGGTGGAGTAGGATTAGAGGCAACAGCTAACTCAGCTCCTTGTGTTCTTGAATACGGATTTTGGACTAAATCATAAATAAAAAATTATGTCAAAATTATCACCAGGCGAAGTAGAAAGCCTATCACAATTAAGAAAAGTATCTGGCACGGGTGGCTTTAAATTACTTACGGGTACAGGCGCACACACTTCTTTGACGGGATATGCTATTGTAGCTAATACCGATACTGTGTTTACTGTGTTTAAAATAGATGGAGTAGATAGCGTGGCTAAACAAGGTCTTGCAAGTCAAACCATTAAAGCAGGAGCATACTTACCAGTTCCTGAAGGACAGGCAATCACAGACATCCAATTGGCTTCTGGAGACTGCATAATCTACAATCTGTAAGATATGGCTATAGGTGTAGGATTAACAGGACCACGCAGTAGTGGAGGAGGTGGAGGTACATGTACTTCACGAGCATGGGTACGTAACCCAGATTGGCTGGACCTTCCAGCATTATCAGATGGAGATAATATTATCTATGTTTTAAACAAGGTTAAAGATGGAGTACCGAACTTCTTTACGTTCTACTCAACTATAGCTTCAAGTGGTCAATACACGGTTGACCTCTATAATGATGGAACGGCTGTTACTACTCATAACCATAATACGCAAGCAGACTTTGACCTTGATTACGCAAAAGGAACAACAGAGGTAACTGAACCAAACGGTGATACTTACAAGCAGATTATTACAAAGATTACTGGTAATTTTCTAAACCCGTATTTTTACAAGAAACACGGGAGTGTAAGTAATACTACAAATTCTCCTATTTTATCTGTAAAGATGGCAAGTCAGACTGTTACAAGTCTTCAATATCTATTTAGGGGTGCATCAAATCAAGTCTTGCATAAAAATCTCGAAGAGTTTGAATATGTTGGAACTTGTAATGCAACGTCTTTTCTTTACGCTTTTCAAAGCGCACCAAGACTAGGTAAAATAAAGGGGACTTTTAGTAGTCTAACGACTCTGCAACAAGCGTTTAATGGAGGCGGTGACGCTGATTTTAGCGAAATGGAATTAGGTAGTGTGTCCTCAATGGCGTGTACACAAGCGTTTATAACTGGAAGAATAAGAGAAATGTTTAAAGTGGATTTCTTTAAAGGAGCATCTAGTACCAATGCTACTTTTCAAAGTTCAAGGATTGAGTACTTCGGAAAAGCTTCTGCTCCAATGGAATTTAACGGGCTGTCTGGTGCAACTGGACTCTATCGTCTGTTCTACGGGTGTAGCAACCTTAAAGCTGCGTATTTTAGATATTGCGCCCCCGAAAAGACTCAGCAAATGTTTTATCAAAATAATGTTCTTGAAACAGTATCAGGTATTGATGGATCAAATATTACTAACGCAACAGCAATGTTTGACCAAGCTTATAGCTTAAGTACTTTAGAACTTACTAATATGGGAATTTCATTTAGCCTTAATGATTGTAATTTCAATAGAGCTGGACTTGTAAATGTTTTTAATGATCTTCCATCCGCAACTGCCACAATTACTGTAACCGATAACCCTGGAACAGGAGACTTGACTGCTGAAGATTTAGCAATAGCCACTGATAAAGGGTGGACCGTAACAACTTAGGAAATAAGATATGCCAAAAGCTATACCAACAACTCCAGCATTTTACAAGCAAACAACTGAACCTTCAGAATATTGGGCTGTAGGATTGCATAAAGTAACTAATGCTAATTATGAGTTACTGATTGAAGACCACGAAGAGTATACCTATCCTGTAGATGGGTGGGAGTATCATGCAACTCCTCCCCCTGCTTTTGTAACATGGCATGAAGAAAACTTCCCACCCGATCCTGAGATAGAAGAATGATATGAAAGCCTTTGAATTGAGTACACTATTGAAACTAGGAGTGCCTTACATAGTATTCTTTTTTGCGCCCATCACGGCAGCAATCATTGGACTAGCAGTCCTAATATTCTTTGACGTTATAACCGGATGCAGAGCAGCCAAGCTAAGAGGCGAGGAGATACGCTCCAATCGAATGGCAAGAACGGTAAGCAAGATTATTTTCTACTCTATCGCTATTATTTTAAGTAGAGTAATGGAAGTATCTTTTATGGATTGGATGCCTGTTGCTAAGTTAACTGCTGGATACATTGCAATAGTTGAGTTCAAGTCCAACATGGAGAACATCGCAAGCATCACAGGCGTTGACATCT